TGGCGCAGACGGGTGCGCTGGGCCGTGTGCGTGGCTTCACGGGCCTGACGAACCTGGGCCTGCTCGGTGTCGCCGGCGGCGTGGCCGGTGCAGGGCTGCTCGTGAAGAAGGGCTTCGAGCTCGGTGGCGACGCGAAGGCGGCTGTCGAGACGGCGCGCCTGGCGCTGGCAAGCGCGGACACGGCGGAGGCCCTGAAGGAGGTCGCCGCTCAGGCGCGTGACGCGGCGAAGGGGCTGGAGGAGCAGGGTCTTGGCGGTCTGAAGACCGGCGACGTCGGCAACCTCATCCCGGCGATCATGTCCTCGCTCCTGACGGGCGACGACAAGAAGCGCTTGGACGACATCGACAAGCAGGCGACAGCCCGCGCTGCGGCGATGGCCGACGCGCAGGCGTCGCTGGAGGTCGCGGACAAGAGCAACACGTTCCAGGACTTCACCTCGGACGGCCTGACGGGGACCCTGTCGGACCTGGAGAAGTCGGGATACTCGGCGACCGAGCGTCTCACGCTGCTCAACAAGGCCATGTTCGATTTCTCCGACACCGCGAAGGGTGCCGCCGGCGCGGTCGCCGTCATCCAGAAGAGCGAGTTCTGGGGCGTTGGCCAGGCCGTTGGCCAGAAGGGCGTCGAGGCGATCGCCTCCCAGCGCGATCTGTTCCAGGCGCAGGAGGACAGCGAGTACTACAAGTGGAACCCGCTCTTCCCGGGCCCCGGCACCTCGAAGGCCGGCAAGCGGGCGAAGAAGGGCGTCGAGGCTTTCACGATGTCGGCGGACGAGGAGTCCGCGGTCCGCGAGGCGCTGTCGTCTGCCACGCAGGATGCTCTGACGGAGGTCGGTAGCGACGGCATCATCGACAAGTCTGACGCCGCGGCGATCAAGAGGCGCGCGCTGTCGACCCTGAAGGACAAGCTCGGTCCGGAGGCCTGGAAGGAGATCACCGACGGCGGCTTCGAGGACGTCTTCAACCTGACCATGAACTCCATGGTCCAGGGCGTGCTGGACAGCTTCGGCGGCAAGGCGACGCGGGAGAACCTCGGCGCATACCTGCAGCTCGCGCCGACGGTCGCCGGTGCGAGGCGGGACCAGGTCACCCAGCTGAGTGGTAGCGATTCGATCGGCAACCGCGCGTACCTGGCCGACCTGGAGAACTCCAAGCGGGAGAGCCTGAATCTGATGGCGGCGTCCGGCCAGGGCGCGTCTGATGAAGAGCTTCGCGACCTGAAGCTGCTCGACACGAACATCCTCGTGGCGAAGCGTGCCGTGCTGCAGGATCGCCTGGCGGACATCCAGTCGTGGGCCGACGTGCAGAAGTCCTACCTGTCCAACGCGGACGTCAAGGGTCAGCTCGCGATCGACCAGCAGGCGCTGGACCAGCAGTTCGCAGCGCAGATGTCCCAGTACGCCGCCGACATGGCTGCTGCGACTCCGAGCGCGACGAGCGGTGCGCTCGGGTGGTCCGGGCTCCTGAACCCGAACGTGGACACGTCGTTCATCGGGCAGCACACCGTCCAGCAGAACTCCATCGCCCAGCAGAAGGCGGCCGAGGCCCTCGCGGTCAAGCAGAACCGGGCCACGGCCGGCGTGTACGGCGGCAACGCGCTCGGTCAGGCAGGCGTGCAGGTCAGCAACGCGGGGTTGGCGCTGAACGCACTGGCCAAGGACCTCGGGGACGACAAGGACTCGTCGAGCGCGTACTGGGCCGCGAAGGCCTCCCTGAACCAGGCGCAGTACGCGTACTCCCAGGCGCAGGTCCAGAACGCCAACGCGAACGCCCTCTCGAAGGTGGACCCGCGAGACAACCTCGGCAGCCTGCGCACTCAGATGGCGAACGTCCGCCGAGAGATGAGCCTGCTTTCCCCCGGACAGCAGGGCTCCCAGCTGGAGCAGCTGAACCAGCTGAACCAGCAGTACGAGGAGGCGCTGGTCTCGCGCTCGAACGCGAAGGCGTCGGCGCGCATCGCCGGCCACTCGTCGGGCCTGGAGCAGGCGCGGGTTGGTGTGCGGAACGCGCAGCGGGATCTGGACCTGCAGCTGAAGGGCACCGAGGGCTACTACTCGGCCCTGGGCGCGCTGCGGCAGGCGCAGGCGAGCCTCGCCGAGCAGGAGCGCTCGCAGGCGGACCGTGTGCGCCGTCTGCACAGCGACCTGACGGACCCGGTGGAGCAGGCGCGCCTGGACACGCAGGCCGCCCTGGAGAAGCTGGCTGCGGACAAGGCGGCCGGCGACGGTCGCGACACCATCTCGCAGGACAAGGTCGACGTGAAGGGCGCGCGTAACCGCCAGGAGGCGGCGGCGTTCAGCCAGCGCATCTCCGACCTGCAGGTGGCTGAGGACCTGGGGCGGATCTCGCACACCCAGTACATGAGCTACCTGCAGTCGGAGCACGACCGCCTGACGGCGGTGGCGAACCGCACGCGTCAGCAGCAGGAGGAGCTCGACCAGGTCGATCAGCTGATGAAGGCGGCGGCCGACCAGATGCAGGGCCAGTGGAACATCGGCGACATCGACCTGCCGACCATCTACGAGGTCCGGCGCGCGGTCGGCTCGGGCGCCCCGACTCAGACGGGCGACTACTCGCACTCGAACAACACCGTGACCGTCAACGGCGCCGACTTCCAGGCCGTCGTCGAGTGGCTCCAGACGGCGCTCGGCACGGGCGCGCAGGTGGTCACGGCCAACACCACCCGGAGGTCCTGATGGCCGTGCTGCGCTGGCGCTTCGATGACCCGGCGGATCCATCGTCGGCAGGTGCCTACACGTTCCCGTGGAACCCGCGCGCGATGAGCTCGCCGTTCCCGGAGAAGGCGATCACGACGCAGGGCACGGTGGCGGTCGGCGGTCTGGTGGTGCTGTGGGAGGGCGCGCAGATGCCCCAGCAGTGGACGTTCACCGGCACGACGAAGAACGCCGCCCACTACGAGGCGCTGCGCTCGTGGGTGCTGGACCGCCCGTCGGGTCGCATCTACGTCTGGGATCACTTCGGGCGCCGGCTGACGGTGGTGCTGAAGGCGTTCAAGGCGGAGCCGCCGAACGGCAAGGCGAAGGTCGGCCGCTACTGGTCGCACGAGTACACGATCACCGCGCTGGTCCTCGCGGTGTCTGCCCCGACTGTTGGCGACGGAGGTCCGGCCTGATGCGCGAGGTGCCGAAGTACTTCGACACGGTCTGGCAGAACGGGGACTTCACGGGCCCCCGCAAGGCGACGCGCCGGGTCACGCTCCAGCGCCCGAAGATGCGGCTGGACGCCTTCGAGCTGATGACGACGTTCAAGCGGGTGCCGGCGGTCTACGGGGAGGACGTGACGTCCTTCAACCCGTACCCGACGGGCATCGATCCGAACCACGGCGAGCGGGTGACGAACACCTACGCCGACTTCCTGTTCACCTCGCCGGCGGCACCTCTGGAGCTGCCGAACGTCATCTCGGTCTCGTGGTCGCGCAGCACGGACGTCGACACGGCCTCGGTGACGGTGGAGCTCTGGAACAACGTGGCCTCGTCGATCACCGCGGCGCGCGGCAAGCGCGGCATCGACAACCCGGGCTTCCTGAGCCCGGGCCGCGGCACGTCGCCCTTCTCGACCCGCTGGGACCACCACCAGAACCCGTACACGGGCCTGCTGATGCCTGACAACCTCATGCGCACGTACGAGGGCTGGGGGTCGGACAACCCGGATGACGTGGCCATCGGCGCGCCCGGTTACGTCCCGCCGGAGCGCGACTCGAAGGTCCTGCAGACGGGCCTGTGGCTCATCGACAAGATCGATCTGTCGGCCCTGGGGCGCATCACCATCTCGGGTCGTGACCCGGGCAGGCTGCTGCTCGACCACCAGAGCATGCTGCCCGTGGTCCCGGACGACTTCCACCCGGTGACGTTCAGGGACTGGTCGGACAAGGTGACGGTGGCCGAGCGCCACAAGGAGAAGGCCACCGTCAAGGCGGTGGACCGCCTGAAGATCTGGCACGAGGGCTCGGGCAACGACCTGTGGCCCGAGAGCGCGTACGTGGGCGCGAAGGTCTACGGGCACTCCTCGAAGGATGCGTTCGACGGGAAGCGCTCGACGTACTTCCTGTCCGTCGGCAACGCGAGGGCGTCGTACCGCAGCGCGTTCGAGTACGTGGACATCGGCGTGAAGGGCACGATCTCGGAGGTTCGGTTCCGCACGGTCAAGGACGGGTACAACGCCTTCGTGTCGCTGAAGGTCGGCGGCGAGTGGGTGGATGGCCGCTCGATGCCCTACCACCGCGACGGGCGCGGCAAGTACGAGGAGGGCGTGCCGTACGTCGCCTACAAGGGCGGGCTGAGCGGGGAGGGCGAGCACGTCATCAAGCTCGGCACCCGCAAGAACGTCACGATGGTCCGGCTGTGGCTTGGCAACCTGCCGAGCTTCGGCCTGCCTGGCCAGAAGTACCGCGCTGGCATCCGCGAGGTCGAGCTGTGGGGCCCGACGACGAAGACCGTGAAGAAGACGGTCACGGAGTCCAGCCAGGTCGGCCTGAAGGCAGGGCCGGCCGGGTCGAACCCTGGCCGGTGCGAGGACTACACCGACATCATCAAGCTGTTCTGCGCGTGGGCCGGGCTGTACTGGCCGCGCGGCGGCTACCTGTGGCACAGCGACGGGACGAAGCGCGCGTGCTCCCCGGCGACGGTGGACCACGTGCTCGGCAAGGGTGTGCCGGGGCGCGTGTGGGGGGACTTCCAGGCCACGGGCACGGCGCCCGTCGAGGAGATCGCGGCGTCGGCGTTCGACCAGAAGAGCCTGATGGACGGGGTGCGCTACGTCGCCGAGGCCATCGGCTTCAACTTCTGGTTCGACGAGACGGGGGCGGCCCAGTGGCGGCTGCCGAACATCTGGGACCGCGGCAACTGGATCGGCGGGCTGTCGTCGAAGCCAGGTCGCACCACCGCGGCGATCACGATCGACGAGTCCCGCACGCTGCTCGACCTGAGCACGAGCCTGCAGTCGACGAACGTCCGCGAGGGCATCTTCGTGGCCAACCCGGTGGGCAAGTTCGCCGCCATGGTGCCGGGCTACAACCCGAACGACACCGGGTTGCGCCGGGTGGGTGGCTGGACGGACCAGCACTTCGCCTCGGTGGAGGAGGCGACGGTCACGGCCGACCTCATCGCCGTGCGCCAGATGTTCCGCTACCGCCAGGACCGGCTCAGCATCCCCGCGCACCCCGCCATCCAGATCGACGACCAGGTGCGCGTCTTCGAGCAGGTGACGTCGGAGGGCTACTACCACTACGTGAGCGGCATCAGCTCGTCGAACTCGGCGGACAGCGGCCAGTGGACGTACACGCTGCAGACCCACTGGCTTGGCGACGACCCCGACGGGGCGTGGGCGTTCGATAAGTCCTCGCTGACCTCGAACACACTCCAGGCGGTCGATGCCCTCCAGGGAGGCGTCGAGTTCTCGCGGGCAGGGAAGGAGATCTGATGTTCGGGTTCTTTGACCTGCTTCAGGCGCAGGAGGCGCGCACCGCGCGGCGTGAGACGCAGCGGGACAACGCGGCGCGCTTGGCGTTCTCGGTGCACAGGCAGACCTCGACGGGCGTCGGCTACTTCAAGCAGACGAAGGCGTTCTCGTTCGATGTCGTGTTCACGGAGGCACCTGCCCTGCTGTCCGGGTCGGCGATCTTGAACATGCCGGATGAGCCCTGGCTGCCGCCGGCGGCCGGCGCGAGCGTCTGGCAGTGGAAGCGCAACGTGAAGGGCCACTACACCGGCGCGTGGGTCTCGCTCTGGGTGCAGATCGAGTCACGGAACGGGACGCTCGCCTCTCCCCCGGCGGTGAAGGTGCAGCACCACCTGATGTTCCTCGGGCAGGCCTACAAGGATCTCGGCGACGAGGTCGCGACTCAGGCGCAGCTGCTGGCGCCGCGCACGACTGGATTCGGGAGCTGAGATGGCTGGGTTGACGCGCAGGTTCAAGTTCAACAAGTTCGGCGGTGGCGTCCAGGGCACCATCGGTGACAACGCCCAGAAGTACACCTCGGCCGACCGTGACCTGCTGGACACGCTGCTGGCCCAGGTGGAGCTGCACGACCACCACGTGCACTCGGTGGCCAGCGCCGGCCCGGCGGCGCCTGACGCCGCTCTCGTGCCTGACGGCGGCGGCCTGGCGGCGGGCGAGACGTACTACTACCGCTTCGCCACGGTGGACGCGGGCGGCGTGGAGTCCCTCGCTTCGGACGAGGTCTCCGTGGAGACTCCGACACCGCTGGACGCGCCCGGCGCGCCGGCGGCGTACGTCGACGAGACCAACTCGGCCGGCGATCTCGCACCGGGCATGTACTACTACGCGCTGACCGGCCTGCGCGGCGTCGAGGAGTCGGTGCTCGGTGAGGTCGCCGCGATCCGCCTGTCGGGCACGGAGGGCGCCGTGACGCTCACCCTGCCCGACTTCGACGGCGCGGAGGGGTTCCAGGTGTGGCGCATGGCCGGCACCGACACCGCCTACACGCGCATCGCGATCGTTGACGCACCGACGGGCAGCCTGCTGGACACGGGCGCCACGCCCGCGGACCCGTGCGCCGGCGATCCGGGCAACACCCCGCCGACGCTGTTGAACTCGGGGATCTCCTCGTTCGGCGTGGACGTGGCCCTCCCGGACGGCCTGAGCCTGGCGGGAGTCACGTCGTGGCGCCTGTACCGGTCCTCGACGTCTGGCGTCTACGCCTCCAGCTCGCTCGTGCACGAGGTCGTGGAGACGGCGGACGAGTGGGACGAGGCCAGCGCCCTGGTGCGGACCTGGCGCGACGACGGTGACGCCACGACGCTCGGCGCGCCGCTCGACACCGACACGAACATGCGGATCGCGCCCTTCGTCTTCGACTCGGCCGAGGACCTCCCGGCGCCTGCCGGCTACCCCGAGGGCTACCCGCTGCTGGTCGCGGGCCGGCTGTACGCCCTGATCGAGGGCGCCTGGAAGGTCGTGGCCGGTGGCGGCGGTGGCGGCCTGGTGGTGCTCACGGCGCCGGCCGGTGGCCGCTTCGTGCTGTCCGTCGACGATGCGGGCGCGCTGGTCACTGCGCCGACCGTCCTGCCTGGACCTCCGACCCCTCCAACGACTGTGACGGTGAGCTGAGATGACCTGGACCGACAAGCCGTTGGTGAACGCCCCCACGATCGCGTGGGACGTCAACCCTGCCCTGATGGCCGACGCGGACGGCACGAGCCTGGCTTCGCCGTTCTCGGTGGGTGACGTTGAGCTCTACGGCGAGGGGACTGTGTACGTGGAGGCGAACGGTCGCCGCCGTCTCTCCCTGACAGCGAACGCCTACTCCACCGTCGACACGCCGGGGGGCGTGATCCCGGAGACGATCGTGGCCGTGGTGGTTGGGGTCGCGGTCGACGCCAACCTCGGCACGAACCTCGCCGCCACGAGCTGGGTGGTCCACGAGGGCAGCACGGCGGCGCTGCGGACGCTCTCCTGCAACGGGCCGGGCGCGGCGAGTCTGGAGTTCGATCCGGCGGGCATGCTCGTCATCGCCGGCGTCCGCAACGGCGACACCGTGGTCGGGTACGTCAACAGCGAGGTCGCATGGACCGGCACGACCAGCGATCCGCACGCCCCCACCCCGAGCAGCGTCCCGCAGGGTGACGTCTACCGCGTCTTCTCGATCCCCGCGGCGCTGACGGCCAGCCAGGTGGCGGCCCTGACGACGGAGCTGCTCGCGCTCTACAGCGGCAACGAGTCCACGCTGACGTGGGCCGCGCCGGCGTTCGATGGGGGCGCGCCGATCACCGGCTACCAGCTCACCTTCGCCGGTGCGGACGGCGCGCTCGTCGCGCTGCAGCTTGGGCCCGACGTGCTCACTGCCACCGTCAGCACCAGCGGTGGGCCGATCGCACTGTCGGCCCTGAACGACTTCGGCGCATCCACGCCTGTCGAGGTCGGCTGATGCCCCTGAAGCTGGCCGGCCAGGCCACCTTCCCGGTCGACGCCGCGGGGGATGTCGAGGCTGTCGCGGACTTCGGTGAGGGCTACGTCGGCCTCGTGTTGGCGACGCCCGCTGGTGACGCGCACCCCCGCGTCCGCGTCGTGCACGTCGAGCGCCCCGCCGAGGTCCTCTTCGACCTGGAGCTCACCCATGCCGCGACGGCGGGTGGCAACGTCGACACGCTGAGCATGGGTGACGGCATGGTGGTTATCAGCCTGCCGACCGATGACCGGGTCTCCGGCTACCTCGGCCCGGCCGCCGCCGTCCTGCAGTGGGACGGCGTCGAGCTGAAGGAGGTGGGCGCGTGGATGGAGTTGCAGCCCACGGCGCAGCCGGCGGACTGGGAGGGCATGTTCATCTACCACCTCGTGCGCGGTCCGGGTCGCGACGTGTACCTGGTCAGCCGGAACTTCGATGTGGCGGTCCGTCGGCTGCGCGTCAGCACTGCCGGCGCCATCTCCACGATCGGGACGTGGGGGTGGGTCACCCGGTATCGGCAGGGCGGGGCCGCCGGCCACCCGTTCGAGTCCTCCCCGGCGTGGGGGTCCGTCGCTTACGTCGGCGGCAAGCTGCACGTGTTCCGGTACTTGGGCGGGAGTGACGGGTTCGACCGCTTCGGACGACTCTCCTTCCGGCCGGATGGATCGGGTGCGGTGTGGCAGCAGCTCGATTCGCGCCCCGTGGGCCTCGCGGGCCCTGTCGGGCCGGTAGTGGTCCGGGCGGGATCCGTCGAGGTCGACTACCACGACTACCGCGACTACACCAGCCCGACCGATCAGCTGACTCGCCACGTCCGCGTCGTCGGCTCGAAGGTGACGGCGGCGGACTCGGGCAAGGTGCACCCGCTGATCCCGTTTGGCCCGGGAGGGTACGCGGACCGCCACCTCGGCGAGGTTGACGTGTCAGGCCACAGCCCGTCGGCGCTGCCCGCCGGCCTGGCTATCCAGACCCGCGCGCCTGGCGGGGACGCCCTCCAGGGGGCGATCCAGGTGGGTCTCTACGGCGAGGACGTGTACCTGACCTTCACGACGGTTGGCTACCTCGTCGCGGTCCAGTGGGCGGCCCTCGCCACGGGCCACATCGTGCTGTACGGGCGCGACGCAGGCGATGGCGGCACCTACTCCAGCCACCTCTACGCGCTGCGCTACGTCCAGGCCAACACGATCACGGCGGGCGGGCAGAGCAAGAAGGGCTACTTCTCGTGATGCTCGGCCGGGTCGTGGCGACCCGCGGCGAGGTGCACCTGGTCGTGCGCCCGATGGTTCGCGTCGCCCGCCTGGCTGAGGTGCCGATCGCCGATCCGCGGGTGACCTGGCGCTACTGGTGTTTCGACACCGTGGAGGCTGCGGACCTGGCGGCGCGGCTGTGGGACGGGGCGCCTACCACGGCGCCGGTGGGCTGGGTGCGCTTCGGGGGCGCGCGGCCGTAACGGCACATGCCCAGGGGGGATGTCGCGTGGGCATGTGCCCACGGCGGCGCTCTTGCATTCATGTCGGGGGCGGGGCCTAGAGTCCTCACCACAACGACATCGCGGCCTGAACCAGCAGGCCAGCACGGCGGACCGAACGGTCCTCGTGAGCCCCCGCAGCTAACTACTCATGGGCGGCATCCACTTCAGCTCGGCTTCGGCCTGAGCGGTGGGTGCCGCCCTTTTTCGTGCCCCGAAGGAGGAGCAGATGAACCCCGCACGCCTCTTCATCGCCCGCCGCATCATCGCCCGCCGCATCATCGACCAGACCAGCCACAAGGTGCAGCAGCAGCTCGCCGGCGGCGCCCGTCCCGAAGACGTGGCCGCGTACGTCGACCTGCAGTACCGCCGTATCGAGCGCCTCGGCCTCGACGTTGCGCTCCAGGCCGACGAGTTCGTCGTCGTCGCCAGGCGCCGTCAGGTGGTCGCCGCGTGACTGCCTTCATCATCTGCGTCGCGCTCTTCTGCGCGCTGATGTTCGCCTTGCTGTGGCACGACGGTCACGAGCGGCGCACCGCGACGCGCATCAACCACCCCGTGCTCGGCAGCCCGGGGCGCGACCGGCTGGACGCCTCCCGCGGTATCGAGCGGACCGTCTACCTGTACGCCCTCTGCCCGGACTACGCGGGCTACGAGCACGTCCAGGTCGAGGTCGTCGCGGACGTGCACGGCGGTGCACACGGCACGGTCCGCACGATGGACGGCTCGTACCTGTGGACCGTGCGCGGCACCGCGGACCCCGCGGCGATCCTCTCGGCCCGCGGCTACGTGACGGTGACGCCCCGATGAGGCAGCTCGGCTACGGCCAGATGGTGATCCGCCAGTCGGACCTGGCCAGCTTCATGTACTGCGGGATGCAGCAGCACCTCGACGACGTCGCAAAGGACGGCGGCTACGTCGAGCGGCGCCTGTCGCAGACGATCTTCGGCACGGTCATGCACTACGCCGGCCAGCACCTCCAGCTCCTGCACCACCAGGGCGCCGCGGATGCGCTGGACCGCGCGCTGGCCACGTTCGAGCACTACTGGCACCCCGACCACGTCGACGAGGTCGCCGACGGCCGCGTGACCGACTGGCTGCCCGGCCAGACCTGGTCCGGGATGCTGCAGCGCGGCCGCCGTACCCTGCGCGGCCTGTACGAGTGGCTACAGAAGGACAAGTCCACCCTCCTCGCCCTGGAGCACACGTTCACGGTGGCGACCGTCATCGACGGCGAGCCGGTCACGCTGACGGGCACCGCCGACCGCCTGAATCTGCGGGTGATCGACAAGGCGCCGGTCCTGGGCGTCGACGACCTGAAGACGGCCGTGAAGCCGGTCTGGCTCCAGCACGCGCTGCAGTGGACGTTCTACAGCTACGCGAGCACGCGGCCCGAGTTCTGGCTCGACTTCGTGGAGATGCCGGCGTTCCTGGAGCTGGAGTCCCGGGTGCGCTCGCGCGGCCTGGCGCTCTGGGCGGAGCCGCCGGCCGAGGACCGGGGCCTCGGCCTCGACTCCCTCGCGGCCACCGTGCTCGCCGACGCCGGCCTCGCGGGCCGCCCGACGCTGCCGCTGGCCGCGCGCCGTGGTCGGTGGCTGAACATCCGCGGCACGAGCACCGAGCGCCCTGGCCAGGACGACTTCAAGGTCAGCGACGTCGGCTGGCGCACCCCTGAGCACTACGCCCGGATGCACGTCGCGATCCGCGAGTTCATGAAGGCGCAGCGCGCCGAGGTGTTCCCGCTGACCGTCTCCGGCAAGACCTGCCACTACTGCCCGTGGTCCCACGGCGTGTGCGGCAACGCCCCCCTCCCCGAGTTCCAGGAAGGCATCGATCGATGAGCCGCATCTATGTGGCGGGTCCCATGCGAGGGATCCCCGAGTTCAACTTCCCCGCGTTCCACCAGGCTGCCGACGAGCTGAAGGCCGCGGGCCATCTCGTCTTCAACCCGGCTGCGCACGACGTCAACAACGGCTTCGACCCGTCGGGCATGACCGGCAACGAGGACCTCTCCGCTCTCGGCTTCGACCTGCGGAACGCTCTCGCCGCCGACACCGGGTTCATCTGTGGCTCGGCCGACGCGATCGCGTTCCTCCCGGGCTGGCACGAGTCGAAGGGCGCCCGTGCCGAGATGGCCCTGGCGGCCGCTCTCGGCCTGAAGGCCGGCACGGTCAACATGCTCACGACCTGGGGCTCCACCGAGTGGCCGACGGCACAGGACATGCTCGATGGCGCCGCAGCGAGCCGTCAGCTGCGCGCAGACTCCGTCCGGATCGAGAGTGCCATCACCGGGGCCTTCCACCCCTGCGCGATCTGCCAGGACCCCGACGACCACCACGGCGCGCCGCATGGCGAGGTCACGGGTGACGGCAAGACGCGCGCCGACGCCCGCCTCGACGCCGCGTGGGTTGCGAAGCGCCAGCCTGCGCTGGCCGAGGGCGAGTTCGACGCGCTCGCCCTGCAGAAGGCCGTCGCGCCCAGTGAGGTTCGGATCACGAACCCGCTGACCGGCGGGCAGAAGGGCTCCAAGCTCCAGCGGTTCGACCTGCTGCCCGTCGAGGCGCTGACCCAGGTCGCGGAGCACTACGGCCGTGGCGCGGCGAAGTACGCCGACAACCAGTGGCGCAAGGGCTACGACTGGTCGCTCTCGTACGCCGCCATGCAGCGGCACGCGAACGCCTTCTGGGGCGGCGAGGACATCGATGCCGAGACCGGCTCGCCCCACATGGCCGCCGTCGCCTGGCACGCGCTGACGCTCCTGACCTTCGCGATCGAGCACCCCGGGCTCGACAACCGGCCCAAGCGCGCCGCCGCCGGTGCCGGGCTCGCCGAGATCAACGACGAGTTCAACCGCCACGGCCGGGACCTCACCGAGCTGCTCTACCGCAAGGGCCTGATCCCCAACCCGACGAAGGACTGCTGATGATCGAGATCAAGACCGCGGGGCTCGACGCCCTGCTCGCCGACGAGGGCAAGGCGAAGCACCGCTTCCTGCTCTTCGGCACCCCGGGCGCCGGCAAGACGCCGTGGGCCGCGCAGTTCCCCAGCCCGATCTTCCTGATGGCGGACCGCTCAGGCCCGGACTCGCTGGTCATCACCCAGACGCCGTACATCGAGATCCGCGGCGAGAAGAGCGCGCTGGAGGCTGTCGACTACCTGGAGAAGGAGTCGAAGCGCCCGAGCTTCGACCGCGAGACCGTCGTGCTCGACACGTTCTCCGTGCTCCAGAAGCACGTCGTGCAGGAGATCTTGAAGCGCGAGGGCCTGAACAGCCTCGACGACTTCCGCCAGTGGGGCGAGCTCGGCTCGATCATGGCCAAGCTCCTGCACCGCCTGCACAACCTCGACATGAACGTCGTCGTCCTGGTGCACACGAAGGACAAGTTCGACTCCGACGGGCTGGAGCCCGACCTCGTCGGCGGCATGAAGACGGACCTCCTGAAGGAGTTCTCGAACATCGGCTGGCTGCGCACCGAGTGGGGCGTCGAGAACGTCGACGGCACGGACACGAAGGTCGTGAAGCGCGGCATCGAGTGGCGCGCGACGCCGCACGTGCCGTTCCTGCGGTCGACGTCCGCGCTGCTGCCGGCCCAGACCCCGGTGGCGTTCACGACCGAGGACTTCGCCGTGCTGGAGCGGGCCTTCCGCGCCGGGGCGCAGGCCATCGGCGCCAAGGCCGCGGTCGTGACCCAGGTCAAGACCGAGGTGGAGCAGAAGGCCGCCCCCGCCGACATGAAGGGCGGGCCGGTCGAGCCGGACGCCTCCGCGCTGCCGAAGGCACGTGCCCAGAAGGGCGCGGCCGCCAAGGCCAAGCCCGCGGCCAAGGCCAAGCCCGCGGAGGCTGCCGAGCCGGCCCCCGCAGCCGACCCGACCGAGGCGGCCGTCGCCACGGTCACCGAGACGCTCGGCGGCGAGGTCATCGCCGACGGCGACCCGATCGTCCAGGCCATCGAGGCCGTCACGGACCCGGCGGACTTCAAGGTCCTGTGGCAGCAGCACAAGGCCGCGTGGACGCCCGAGCACTCCGCCCTGGTGAAGCAGCGCCAGGGCGCGCTCTCCGCCTGATCCACCCACCCCCACCCCGGAAGAAGAGGAAGAACACACATGCCCAAGGGCGCAGTTGTCGAAGAGTCCGAGTACCGCTTCGAGGAGGGCTGGCAGCCGGCCCGCCTGGAGTCGGTCACCGAGCGCACGAACGAGTTCATCTACCGCGACACCGAGTACGCCCGCAAGAACGGCCTCGTCGGCAAGAAGGGATCCATCACCTCCTGGCGGTGGAACTTCAAGCTGACGGGCGGCTCCTACACGGGCGACGACGTCCGCGGCGAGACGGACGCGAAGGTCTCCACCCGGGCCGACAACAAGGCGCGCCTCTGGTACGAGGTGCTCATCGGTCACGAGCTGGAGGTCGGCGAGGGCGTCGACACGGACCTCGTCGAGGGCCTGGACTGCCAGGTCTACATCACGCAGCAGAAGCCCGTCGACAAGAAGGACGGGACGAAGGGCTACTACTGCGAGGTCACCGACGTCGCGCCCGCGGGTGCCGACCAGCGGAGCTCGTCGTACGACGACGAGCCGCCGTTCTGATCGGTGCCATGAGCGCCCGCTGACGCGGGCACCCCTCCCCGGCGCCGCCACGCCGGGACTCACCCGGGGCAGCAGACCCCTCCGTCGCTGCCCCGGGTGGGAGCCACCCCACCGCTTCCCCCGAAAGAGGACCCCATGCCCACGCTCTACACGGCCTACGGACTGCTCGAAGACGACAGCCCCGAGATGACCCGCACGACGACCGATGAGCACGAGCTCTCGGTTTCGGTGAACGACGACCTCGTGCTCGTGAGCGCGACGACCGCGGAGCGCGCCCGCTCCACGTGGGCCGACGTCAAGGCAGCGATCGTGGCGAACGCCTGATGGCCGGCCGTCTGACCGCCGGCACGGACTCGTCCAGCGCCCGCCTCATCTCCGCCACGAAGGCGATCAAGCTCGCCGGTGACCGCGTGCTGCCGACGGCCACCGCGGCTGACGCGGCCCAGCTCGCGCTGGCTGTCCGCGCGGCGCTGGAGGCCCAGGAGGTCGCGCTGGCTGACCGCCTGCTCAACGACATCGAGGCCCTGCTGCCCGGGGCCAGCGACGACGCCACCCGGGTCCTGGAGGGCCAGATCAAGAACGTCCGTCGCTACGTCCGATTCGAGGCCAAGGCATGACCGCCACGTACTACTACACCGTCGCCCCACAGGTCCTCGTCGACCTGCACGCGAACATGGCCGCCTTCGCTGAGTTCGAGGAGCGGGTTGCCATGGCGCGCATCGCCCTCGGCGTCCCGGACGCACCGGCCATGGTTCGCGAGGCCGCACCGCTCGCGCAGATCTTCGGCTTCCGCTTCGGGCCCGATGACGCGATCCCGGAGGACTGGGAGCAGGTCGAGGGCGTGGCGGACGTCTGGGCCCCGACGCTGTCCTACGAGAAGGCCATCCTCGACGGCCTGGGCTACGTCCCGTCGCCGCTCGCGATCCTCGTCGGCCACGGCATGCCGGACCTCGTCATCGCGTCGAACGCCTTCGGCGCGCCCCGCGTCTTCAAGCCCGGCGTGAAGGTCGCCCCCGCCAACGGCCACGAGGCCCTGTGGGTGCACTGGGACGGCGTCAACTTCGACAACCTCCCCAAGGCCGACCAGCCCGACGGCGCCGTCTGGATCCGGTTCCACGGCAAGCCCAAGCACACCCCGTTCGGGGGTCGCTGACCGATGCAGGAGAACGTCGAGGCCTACCTCCGGGGCAAGGGGCTGGAGGTGTTCCGTGCCGCCGGAGGTCGCCAGCTCACGCTGAAGTGCCTGTTCTGTGGGGAGGATCACCGCAAGGGGAAGATGTACGTCAGCGCCGAGCACGGCGCGTTCGACTGCAAGATCTGCGGCGTCACCGGTGGGTGGCGGATGCTGCTGGAGCACTTCGGCGACGAGCCGGACGACGCCAGCCCGGTCTTCAAGCCGAGCCGCAAGACGGCGATCCTCGACGAGTACGCGGCACTGTCGGCACGTGCCCTCAGCGCCAACCCGAAGGTTGCGGAGTACCTGCGCGAGCGGGGCCTGACGGACGACACGGTGGCGGCGGCCGGCATTGGCTACCACGCGAAGAACGTCTCGCTGGTCGACTCGATGGAGTCCGTCGGCGTGCAGGGCGGCTACACCCGCGCTGAGGTGCGGGAGACGGGCCTGCTCAACGAGCGCGGGCAGGAGTTCCTGGAGAACCGGGTCACCATCCCGTACATCGAGGGCGGCCGCACGGTCCAGGTGCGCGGCAAGGACCTGGCCGGGAAGTACATCACACCTCCCGGCGAGCAGGTCCGGCTCTACAACGCCGACGTGCTGCGCGGCGCCGAGACCGTCTTCATCACCGAGGGCGAGTTCGACGCGCTGATCCTGCGCCAGGTGCTGTCCGCCGCGCCCGAGACGCGCGCCCGGAACATCGCCGTGGTGGCTGTGCCCGGGACGCAGTCGCTGCCCGGCGGCACCGACGGCTTCGCCCGGATGTTCGAGGACGCCCGGCGGGTCTACATCGGCTTCGACACGGACGACGCCGGCCGCCGCGGCGCGCTGAAGGTGCGCGACCTGCTCGGCGCCAAGGCGCGGCTCATCGAGCTGCCCGAGGCGGAGCTGGATTGGACGGACTGGCTGGCGCCGGTGAGCCCCAACCGGCCCCACGGCGGTCACGGCTGGGCCGACGTCATGCGGCTGATCCACGACGCGGACATGCGGGACAAGCGCGTCTACACGATGCAGGAGGCGGCTGCCCAGCTGTACGAGCTGGAGCACTCAGCACCTGCCCTGAAGCTCGGCTTCCCGAGCCTGGACGCGCTCATCACGCCCGGCCTACGCCCCGGCTCGCTGACCATCCCGTTGGCCCGCACCGGCGTCGGCAAGTCGGTGTTCCTGGCCAACATCCTCTGGTACACGCGCCACATCCCCCAGATGCTCATCACCCTGGAGCTGACGGCGCCGGAGACCTGGAACCGCCTGCGCCGCATCGCCCGCTTCCACCACCCGGAGATGGACGACCGCGAGCTGCAGGGCCTGTTCAGCAACGTCCGGCTCGTCGACCAGAACGCCGTCCGCAACGAGGACTTTGACACCCTCGTCGAGGAGTTCATCGAGGACCAGGGCGAGTCTCCGCGGATCTGCCACGTCGACTACCTCGGCTACTACGCCCGGGCCCAGCGCGGCAAGGACCAGTACGAGAAGGTCACGAACGCGGTGATGAGCCTGAAGGAGCGGGCGAAGGACCACCAGCTCGCGGTCATCGCTCCTGGCCAGGTCAACCGCGGCGCGAAGCCCGGTGAGCCGATCTCCGAGGACGACGCGCGCGACGCCGGTGCCATCGAGGAGACGGCCGACTTCCTGTTCGGCATCTGGCGGCCATGGGAGGCCGCGACCGCCGACCAGGGCACCCGCGGACAGGTCCACACCGACCTCTCCCTGCGGATCTTGAAGTCCCGCCACGGCAACAAGGGCCGCACGGTCCAGCTCGCGATGTCGCACGCCTCGCTCGCGATCGTCGACCAGGTGCACGCGAAGAACCGGCACCGGGTGGAGATCGAGAACGGCGCCTACAACCGCGGCGAGAGCTACGAGGACATCTACAACCGCGACCGCCAGAGGGCGCTCGCCAAGCTGCAGGGCGAGCTCGCGCCCTGGGAGAAGGGAGGTGCGGCATGACGCTGCGCGACGACAACCTGCGCTTCAGCCTGCTGAGCACGCTCGCCGGCGCGATCGCCGAGGAGCTGAAGGGCGAGCGCGAGAAGCACGAGAGCGTCCTGTTCGAGCGCTACGCCGAGGAGGGCCAGCGCAACTACGACGTGCTCCTGCCGGACCGCACGAAGGTCGGCACGATCACGCTGACCGGCGGCACGGCGTCCTACGACGTCGCCGACGACGCGGTGTTCCTGGACTGGGCGCGCGAGTACGCGCCCCGCATGGTCAAGGAGACCGTCATCCCGGCCACGGCCGAGCAGACCATCTACTCGGTCATCCCGTCGGCGCGCGCCGCGCTGCTGAAGCGCTGCGAGTTCGACGCCGAGGCGGGCGTGATCGTCGACACCCAGAGCGGGCTGGTCGTCGAGGGCGTGCAGTACACGCCGGCCGGCCACCCGACGGGCTTCCAGACGCGCATCACCACCGAGGGCAAGGCCCAGCTGATCGACCTGTACCGGACGGGCGCGCTGAACGAGCTGACGACCGGCTCGGTCGCCGCCATCGAGTCCAGCGACGAGGAGGTGCCGCCGTGGGAGAGCTGACGTACTACCCGCAGCACGCCGACGTCGAGAAGCGCTTCGTCGTTGACGTCTCCGAGCACGTGCTGACGGTGTGCGCCGACTACGCGCTGCACAAGCACCTGCTGTTCAAGGCCCCCGGTGACTCGGCCTTCTGGTTCGAGTTCATCACCTGGCCCGGCGGTCTGACCGTCTCGGGCGACATGGGCACGTTCACCTTCCGCCGCGAGCAGGACATGCTCCGCTTCTTCGAGGGCTCAGCCGGGATCGACCTGCGCTACTGGGCCGAGAAGGTCCAGGGCAGCAGCGGCGTCGAGACGTACAGCGAGCGGCTCTTCCGCGAGCACGTGCAGCAGGACTACGAGGAGCACATCCAGGACGACCCCGGTGCCAGCCACCTGCACGAGCTGTGGGAGCAGATCACAGAGTCGGTCCTCGACCTCGCCTCGTACGGCGAGCGCGAGGCGATGGATGCCGCCATGAACTTCCGCGGTGCGGGCTCGTTCCGATTCGACGACGCCTGGGAGTGGTGCATCCGCGACTACACCTACCGCTTCGTCTGGGTCTGCCTGGCGATCCGCTGGGGCATCGCGAAGTACCGGACAGAGGGCGGCGTCTGATGGGCCTCTACCCGGGGGGCGCCACGCGCGAGCACGAGCGCCACGCCAACGGCACGGAGACGTGGATCGAGGACATCGTCACGCCCGGTTTGACCCGCTCCCGCATCGTCACCGCGGGCGTCTGGATCGAGCACCGCACGGACTGCTTCTGCTGCTCGTGCGACGACGAGCTGAGCACGATGGACGTCTTCTGCCGCAACCACGGCTTCGCAGGCAGCCGCCCGTGCGAGGTGCACGGCATGCCTGGCCAGCCCGACGACGACGGCGCGATGCCTGCGAGCGTCCAGGCCGCCCGGAGGTCAGCGTGATGGCCCAGGACGCGGCCTACCGCGCCGTGGCCGCGCGCCACGCGGACATCCCTCAGGACACCTTCGACGCCGACTGGCCGGAGCTTGCAGCAGCGCCCGGTCCCGAGGCTGCGCCGGCGCCGGACAGCCAGGACGTGGACGCGCTCATGTCGGCGCTCATGCGTCCCGCGTTCATCCGCGCCATGGCCCGCAGCCAGTGCCACCCGGACACCCCGCGCGGGCAGGGCGCCGTGAAGCGTCTGGTGCGCGCCGAGAACGCGATCGACGCGATCGTGCGCCACTACGTCGACGGGAGCCTGCGCGACACGTCCTCCCGCCACCGCCAGGAGTGCGACTTTCACGACGTCAAGCACACGACCTGCTCGTGCGGCCAGTGGGACTCGCACACCTCGTCGCGCTGGTTCGAGGAGCACGCATATGGCCGCGACTGACGGGCAGGTCTGGAACCGGCTGCACGAGGTGTTCGGCGTCGGCGACTACGACCCCGAGACCAGCACGAAGACCTGGACCATGTGGCGCGTCGGCGAGGTCGGGGCACTGAAGCGGTTGCGCGAGAGCCGGAAGGTCACCACGCAGGAGCTGATGGACGCCATCGAGTACTGCCGGGCCAAGGGCATCGACGTGCGGCACTCCTCATGGCTCTACAAGCACATCGGGGACGCGACGAAGTGGGCACGTGCTGAGCGCGCCACCGAGGCCGTCCGCGACGTCGAGGCGCTCATTGCGCAGGCCGTCGCCATCGAGGCCGAGAAGCCCGACAGTGTCTGGCTCGACCGTCTCATCCGTGCCGCCGGTGGCGCGCGAGCGGAGGTGTACCGCGAGTGGGAGTCCTCCTCCAGTTCCCGGGCGCCAAGCCCCTGACGTGCACCGACTGCGCGTTCCTGACCGAGGCCAGCTGGTGCCGAATGTACGGCGAGGAGATCCGTGAGCCACAAGTGGAAGCCGAAGGCTGCGAGCTCTACGCACGCCGCCCTGCCGACGCTGAAGGGCTGGCACGCGCACCGGTGCCTGAAGTGCGGCCACCGCTACGAGGACGGCTGCAGCAGCCCGCTGGAGAACGGCACCTGCGGCTCGTGCCGCCACGGGACCGAGTGGGCCCTGTGGCGAACTACGCGGCTGCCGAGCAGCTGCTGTCGCGACTTCGCGGCGCCGGCCCGACCGGACCAGCTGGCGTTCTACCGACTCGGCGGGACGGACCCCTGGTGGGTCTGCCCCCGCTGCCACCGAACCCATCCGTTTGACCCCCAGGAAGGAACACCATGAGCATCAACCCCACCGACGAGGTCCCTCCCTTCGAGCTGGAGGACGAGGTCGACGAGCCCTACGGCGAGCCCGACCCGGCGCCCGAGATCCCGAAGTTCGAGGGCAAGGAGGTCGCCGGCACCGAGGTGAAGTTCACCGGTCTGGCGTCGATCGACGACGTCAACGGCCTGGTGCTCGGCACCGACGACCGGGTGCGGATCGTGGTCGAGGCGCGCGTCACCTCGGTGAAGCACTACGTCGACAAGAACGGCCAGCTGCAGCGCGAGCAGACGGTCAAGGCGATCTCGGCCGGCTTCGTGCCGTTCGACCCGACGGACCCCAACGACATCGGGATCATCCGTGCCTGACGACGACGGGATGCTCCAGGCGGAGATGTGGGCGGTCGTCGAGGGCCGGCGCCGTCACTGGCGCGATTCGCGCCGCATGACCGAGATGCACATCGTTGCGATGCGCAAGACCCGGCCCGAGACGATCGGGCCGAACCAGCACGCCGTGCGCGTGCAGATCCAGCTCGCCGACACGGCGTTCGTCCCGACCGCAGTCGCGGAGGTGCAGTTCTGATGCGCGTCCTCGGGATCGACCCGAGCCTCACCTCCACCGGCCTCGTGCTGGTGGAGGGGGGGCGGGTCGTGGAGACGAAGCGGGTGCGCTCGAAGCAGGTGGGCGCGCAGCGCGTCCAGAACATCCTCGACGAGATCGAGCGGGCGATCTGGGGCGGTCGCCGCGGCCACGAGATGGGCTACGAGCCGACGTCCTCGGCATGCGCGGACGAGGGCGCGCCGGCCGACCTGATCGTCGGCATCGAGGGCACGGCCATGGGCGCGAAGGGCTCGTCGGTCGTCCAGATCTTCGGCCTCTGGGGCATCATCACGCACCAGCTGTGGCAGTGGGGCGTGCCGTTCTACGTCGTCACCCCTGGTGGCCGCATGAAGTACGCGACCGGCAAGGGCAACTCGCAGAAGGACGAGGTCCTGGCCGCGGTGATCCGCCGCTACATCGACGCCGACGTGACGGGCAACGACGTCGCGGACGCGCTCGTCATCGCGGCCATGGGCGCTCGGCAGTACGACGTCCCGCTGGAGGCTTCGCTCCCCCAGGTGAACCTCCAGGCGATGGGGGGCGTCACGTGGCCTACGGCGTGAGGCGCGACCACGACTGGGAGTGGATCGCGCAGACCGACGGCTCGCAGGTCTGCCAGAACGACCCGGAGCTGTGGCACGACCCGAACGCCGCGCGACAGGCACAGGCGGCGGCCGTGTGCCGCGCGCGCTGCCCCTTCGTCCAGTCCTGCCTCCTGGAGTCCCTCGTGAACCACGAGGAGGCCCAGGGGGTCTGGGGCGGCATGACGGAGGGAGACCGCGCGCGGCTCCCGGCGAAGCAGCGGCAGGGCTACATCAACGGGCTCCGGCTCCAGTTCAGGACCGGCCAGAAAGTGAGTGCGTGATGGACGAGAACCAGCCTGCGCAGGTGCTGAGCCTGCAGATCGCCGAGGGCGGCATCGAGTTGATGGCGACGTTCGCCAGCGACGACCGGAAGGACCTGTCCATGGCCCGGTCCTTCCTCATCTCGTTCGAGCACGAGGAGTTCGGGCCGGACGCCCGCGAGCTCGTGGACAGGCTCCAGGACTTCGCCTGGGAGATCGAGCGGAACTACAAGCGGCAGCCCCGCGAGGGGCAGGAGGAGGATTGATGGGCAAGGAGCTGCGGCGCGCGTTCGCGTGCCTGATCTACGTGGTGGCGTTCTGGACCTTCTTCATCGGCGCCGAGGTGCTCAACCAGATGAAGGGGCACCGCTGATGGCGACCGACCGCGTGCGCGTGATGCGCATCATCGAGATCGAGTACGACGATCTGGAGCAGTACGAGAAGGACCGGGAGCGTTGGGCTCTGCCGGCGAACGGAGTGCGTCGGTACGGGCGGACCGTCTACAAGGCGGCGACCTTCCTCGCCGAGACGATCGGCACGGGCAACCTCGTCGACCTGGTCGACATCGAGGCCAAGGACCCGCGCCCGGACAGCGACCGCGGCATCTACGCGAAGTATGACGTGAAGCGCCGCAACGACCCGTCCGGCCGGCACGCCGACTGCCGCTTCTTTGTGCTCGACCCCGAGCACGACATCCACGCCCGCGGGGCGCTGGAGACGTACCAGGACCTCGTCGGCGGGGAGTACCCGCACGTCGCGGCCGACATCGCCGAGTGGCTGGACGGCCTGGCAGGGAGGCGGGTCTGATGGGCTACGAGCACGGTGCCGCGCTACTGACGGACGACGAGCTGTACTCCCGGATCATCGAGATGGGTGGACGGATCGAGAACAACGACGGCCGCCTGACGGCCGACTCTTCCGCGTCGCTCGACCTGGCGCATGATCTGCTCGACGCGGCGCTGCGGGAGTACGCGAAGCGCGCCCTGCGCAGCCCGAAGCCGTACGAGAAGCGTGGGCTCCTGCCGTTGCGTGGGCAGGTGCTGCAGACGGTCGACGTGTTCGACAGCTACGACGCCGCGGCGGGCCGGTTCGACACGACCGAGGCCGCCAAGGCGCACGTCACCACGTCCCGCGTCGACAAGGGCCAGAGCATGACCGCGCGGGGTCTCAGCGCGTCGTGGGAGGCGCACAAGGTCGTGATCGACCTGGACCTGCCGGCGCGCCTCGTGCCGTCGTCGACACCGGGCCACTTCCACCTCTACGTGGACCACGAGATGACCTGGGAGCAGTACGCCGCGGTGCTCCAGGCGATGGGCAACGCGGGGCTGCTGGAGGACGGCTACGTGAGCGCGTCGCTCGCGAGGAAGTTCACCGCGGTGCGGCTCCCGTGGGTCCGCAAGGAAGACACCGACGAGCGCGTGGCGGCCATCGAGGCCGTCAGCGAGAACCCGTTCTGAGAGGACGAGCACGATGCGTTTCAACGACTACCAGACGGCGATCCACGCGACCGCCATCTACCCCGAGGCGGGCACCGGCTCCGCCATGGCACTGGCCTACGTTGGCCTCGGGCTGGGTGAGGCCGGCGAGGTCCAGGGCAAGATCAAGAAGATCCTCCGCGACGACGCGGGCTTCGTCTCCGCCGAGAAGCGCGAGGCGATCGCGGCCGAGCTGGGCGACCTGCTCTGGTACGTCGCGCGCACGGCGGAGGAGCTCCAGTACCCGCTGGAGAACATCGCCGAGGCGAACCTCGCGAAGCTGTACGACCGCAAGAACCGGAACGTCCTGCAGGGCAGCGGGGACAACCGCTGATGGCCGCCAAGATCACGCAGACGGTGACGGTCACCGGGACGACGAGCGCCTTCGCGTTCGGCGATCTGGTGGCGCTCGTTGACGCTGGCGAGAAGGCCGGAGTCTCGGTGGATGCCCGGGTGGCGCTGCGTGTCGACCACGGCGGCCACCAGCTCGACCCCGGGACGTCGACCCTGACCCTGTCCCTGTCGGTCGACCGATGACCGCCCCCGGAAAGCGAACCGTCAAGGTCACGTTCGAGACGGCCGAGCAGTGGAACGTGGAGGTCGAGCTGGACCTCGCGGAGTACTTCACCTGGCTCGGCCGGGAGAAGGACTCTGACGCCATGATGCGCGCCTACCTGCTCGCCGACAGGAAGAGCATCGAGGACCACCTCTGGGACCTCACGCTGGACCAGGCGCTCGTCAGCGAGTGCGTCGATATCCAGGTGACAGACGTGCGCGCGGTGGAGCCGTGACCGCCCCGAAGGAGCTGCTCTACGTCGAGGTCCACACGGCCCCCGGGGACGGCCTCCGCTACCGCGAGAAGGGCGGCGGGAAGTTCACGTCGCTCGACCACGCGATGGAGCGCAAGCGTGCGGTGCTGGCCCAGCACCCCGGCGCCACGGTGCGGATTCTGCGCACGACAACGGACTGGAAGGAGGTCGGCTGATGCCCACGTACACCGAGCGGTACGCCGACAGCACTGAGGCGACCTACGCCCGTGAGCGGCGCCTGCGCGGGGAGATCCGCGGCTACGCGGATCTGCGCACGGACGAGCTGCAGCTGCGCTTAAAGAAGGCCGGGGAGCAGCAGTCCACCGCGGCTCGCCGGGTGGCGGCGCTGACCGCGCTACTGAAGCACCGAGGGGCGGACGTATGAACCTGAATCCGGCCAACGCGAAGGGTAACGACGCGCTCCCCCGTCCGCGCCTGCTGACGATGGAGGAGGCGGCCGCGGTGCTGACGATCTCGGAGTCGTGGCTGCGGAAGAAGGTGGCGGCGCGCGCGGTGCCGTTCACGAAGATCGGCAAGCAGGTGCGCTTCACGCAGGCGCACATCGACGCGATCATCGCGGCCGGCGAGCAGCAGCCGAAGGTGGCGGAGCGCGAGCGCAGCACGGCACGCTCCCGGCTGTAGACTGCTTCTCGACTTCGGCGCGCTGGGCGCGTCGAGACAGGCCGTTGAGACAGCGGACGAAGGGCCCCCACGGAGAGATCCGAGGGGGCCCTTCCTGTGTGCCTGGGGTCAGCTGGCGCGGCGCCGGGACTCGCCGCGGAGGCCGGGACGGATGACGCGCGCTTCGACCTCTTCGGGGCTGGGTAGCGGCACGATGGACTGCTGCGCGAGGAGCATGCCGCGCGCCACGGCCTGGGCCATCTCGGGGGTCTTCTTGTCGACGAGCCCGCCGTAGACGTCGTAGGTGATCTGGATGCTGGCGTGCCCGAGCATCTCGGAGACGACCTCGATCTTGACGCCCTCGGCCAGTGCCCACACGACGGCGGTGTGGCGCAGCATGTGCGGCGTGAAGCGCTTCGCGAGGCCGGTCTTCTGGACCGCCTTGGCCGCCGGCAGCCAGCGGTCGGAGTGGAAGTCCGTGTGCCGCCAGGGGTTGCCATAGCGCGTGGTGAAGACGTAGTCGCTGGGACGCTTCCCCTCGGCGCTCGCGGCGAGGCGCGCGGCCACGTCGGCAGGTGCGACGACCCACCGCTCCTTGCGGCCCTTGGGCGGTCCGAGCTTCCACTTCTTGGTCTCGCCGACGCCGTCCTTGATGGGCGCGTCGTCCTTCTCGCCGCGGGCCTGCCAGGCGCGCTCGATGTGCACGACAACGGTGCCGTCCTGGCCCTCGGCGAGGTCGCTCCAGCGCAGCGCGGACGCCTCACCCCAGCGCATCCCGGTCGACAGCATGAGGTCGACGAGCAGGTGCACGTCGGCCTTCAGGTTGGCCCGGAAGAGGGCCCACTCGCCGTGCTGGAAGAAGCGCACCTGCTTCAGGTCGACGGGGTCCGGAAGGTCGGTGCCGACGCACGGGTTGTCGGGCCGGAGCTTCTTCTTGACGGCGCCGTGCTGGGCGATGGAGAAGAGCGTCCCGTGCCAGTTGCGGATGCTCTTCGCGGAGTAGTCGCTCGCGAGCTCGTCGACGAGGTTGGCGACGTCGTCGTCGGTGAGTTCGGCGAAGAGGATGTCGCCGAGCACGGGCTCCAGGTGGAGCTCCCAGTTCCGGCGGTAGCGCTGGAGCGTGTAGGCGGTGAGCTTGTTGAGTTTGACGCGCTGCTCCTGGCGGTCGAAGTAGGAGTTGGCGACGTCGCTCAGGGTCGGTGTGCTGGGGTCGACTTGGCGGTAGCCGTAGCCCTTGACCCAGCCCTGCGGCCATCGCTGGCCGGCGTCTTCGACGTCGAGCTTGAACGACGCGGCGCGCTCGGGGGTGGTGAAGGTCTCGGTCTGGGGTGCGCCATCTCGGGTCCCTCCGAGCCGCCACCACACGCGGTAGCTGATGCCGCCGTCAGCCCGCTTGCGTTCCTCGATGCGTGCCACTTCGGCTCCCCTCGTACGTCCGGAGAGCCCTCCGCGCCCCTGACCGTGCACCCACGGTGCACCCACAGGGTAAAACGAAGGGCCCCTGCCTCGCATATCACGAGGTCAGGGGCCCAATCTAAAGTGTCCGGAGGGGGACTTGAATCCCCCGTAAGAGTGATCGCTGACCTGCGCCTTTACCGAGATCCGCGTAATCATGCGGATCTTTCGATGCAGGTCTGTGCATCTGAGTACACCTGAGAGCGTTCGGTGCACCCATGGGTGCACGGGATCGCGGCGGACGGGCCCCGCCTCGTCGCCTGTCGGCACGTGCCTGCAGTGTCATCGTGCGACCCCTCGCGACAGGGGTCGATGGTCGGGGGCATGAAGCGCGCGCTAACGGTGGCCGCAGTCGGCCTGGTGACCTACTCGCTGCTGGCCGTGGGCATCACGCGCGCGGCCTTCTGGCTGGTCGAGGAGGACGACTGATGGCGCGCACTGAGCGGCGCCGGTGGATCCTCGGGCGGTCGTACGGCGAGTCCGTGCGATGACGGCTGCCAGCACTGGGAGTGCAACGGGTGGAAGAGGCCGGCGCGGCGGCGCGCGCGGCACCAGGCGAAGGCGGCTGTGCGCCGCGGACGAGAGGACTGAGACATGCCGATGTTCCGCAAGGTGCCCGTCGAGATCGAGGCACACCAGTTCACGGGCTCATCGACGTCGGCGGGTGCGATCATGCACTGGGTCGATGGCGAGGACTACCGCGCGCCGACCGTCTCGACCCAGGACATCCGTAACCTCCAGATCGCGACGCTGGAGGGCGTAATGACGGCGTCGCCCGGCGACTGGATCATCCGGGGCGTCCAGGGTGAGTTCTACCCCTGCAAGCCGGACATCTTCGCGGAGACGTACGAGGCCGTCTGATGGCTGACTTCTGGTACGACGCGCCGCGGGCCCGCTGGGTGCACCCCGAGACGGGCGTCGTGATCGACGATGCGGACATGCCCGGCGAGCTCGTGCCCTGATGCCCAAGTCGACGGACATCCCGGAGAAGTCTCGCCGCGCCGTGCATGAGCGAGACCGCGGCCTGTGCCGCGTGTGCGGCCGCTGGGCGGACCCGGCGGCACTGCACCACATCGTGTTCAGGAGCCAGGACCGGAACAACCATGGGCCGGCGAACCTGGTCACACTGGGCGGCGGCTACGGGCACATCTGTCACCAGATGGTGCACGCGCACGCGGCCACTTTCACGCCCGCGCTGCAGGCGATTGTGGAGCGCCCTGGCACCACAGCACTCGCGTGGCTGCGGCGCCAGGGCGTCGATATTCGGGGCCTGATGAAGGGCTCCCTCTAGCGCTTGCGGAGCGCGTGGTCGAGGTATTCGAGCTGCCAGTCCTGGGGCTCGATCCCGAGCGCTCGTAGCCGTCGCAGGAGACGGCGACGGCGCCACCACTGGGCGATCACCGCAGGTCCTTGCCCTTGGCCCGTCTGACGGACACGAGCAACTGCTCCGCGAGGGCCAGCGCCTCGTCCTCGGAGAGGTTGCAGCCGCGCTCCGCGCCCGCCTCCGTGAACAGCCGGAGGCGGATGGTCGGCGCGGTGGGCACGCGCCGACGGTGCTCGTCGAGGCGGTCGGTCGCGACCACGACCATCGGGCTGCGCAGGTCGGCCGCCATCAAGCGTCCGGCAGCTTGGCGATGGCCCTGTCGGGGTCCATGTAGGCCTCGACGAGAGTGTCGCCCCAGGACTCGTCGCCGATCTCGTACCCGGCCACCTTGCGGGCTGCGAACAGTCCGCGATGGTGGTTGATCTCGGGCTGGATCTCGACCCGATTGGACGAGCGCGGAATCACCTGCAACGCGCTGGAGGCGTCGCGCCCGGACAGCTGGATCTGGAGCGTCCCGTCGGGCGTGAGCCCGGCCAACATGTGCGTGTGGTTTCCCAGCTCGAAGCGAATCGAGACGTCCGTCCCGAGCGGCGTGCCGACGCTCTCCCCCGTGTCCGTCCAGGCGTGCAGGTAGGTGTTCGATGCGCCTGGGCCGGCGTCAAGCTTGGCCTGCGCGGCTGCGAGGTTCCGCTCCAGGACCTCGATGCGCTGCTGCGCCCAGCGGGGCAGCTTGGTGACGTCGTTCACGCGTCCTCCTCCTTCTTCGTGTGGGTCGACCTGATCGCGAGATCGGTCTCGTCGCCGTCACCCCGCCGCACCTGGACCATGCGGCCAGCGTGCTCGTTCCATCGCTCGGCCTCGTTCGCGGTCGCCCAGCGGTAGCCGGCGGGCAGGGTGTCGACGATGTCGTCGGCCGTCCAAGACTGGGGCATCGAGGCCTCCTTCGGGGTGAGCCAGGCGGTTCGCACGGTGAGCTCTTCGCCGGCGTCAGCCTCGCGGTGGTGGCGGGTCAGTCGGATGGTCGTCCAGCCGCCATCCTCGCGCACGATGACACCGTGCAGAGTGCCCTTGCGCGGGTGCGTCCAGGCCCGCTCACCGGGCTGCGTCTCGCGCGGCCCAGCGAGGATGTCGAGGACCTCGTCGACGTCCTGGGTGGTGGGGTCCGGGTGGCGAGCCATGCCCGCATCCTCCCCCATCAGCACATCGCCTCGAACGACGCCTCGATCGCGGCCGTGGAGAACTGGTCGGCGGGGTCGAGTTCGCCGTTCACGAGGGCCGCGGTCGCGTCCAGCCCAAGCGTGTCGTAGGCGGTGCAGAGCTGCTCCAGGTTGTCCGACTGCCGCAGCGTCATCTTCAGGGCGAGGGTCTGGAGCTCGACCTGGTCGAGGCCGGGCACCGCGGACTCCGTCGTCGGGTCCTCGGCGGGCTCGACGACCGGCTCGGGCGCCGGCGCGGTGACGGGCGTGGTGGTCGCCGCCGGCTCGGGCGCGGCCTTGTCGTCGCTGCCCGAGCTGCCGATCGCGACGCCGACGAAGAGCACGGCGAGGCCGCCGACGACCCAGGGCCAGCGGCGCTTCTTGGCGACCGGCGGGACGGGGGCGGGGGTCTGGGGGTACGTCATGGGGTCCTCCTTGGGGCACGAAGAAGGCGGCCACCGGGTGGTGACCGCCTGGATTTCAGACAGACAGAAAGGCAGACAGATCAGGTGCGTGGGCTAGTGCCCAGCGTGGCGATCGCGAGGTCCGCGATGCCCTCGGCGTCGACGCCTGGGTACTGGACGCGCAGGCGGGCGATGAGCTGCTCGCGCGCGGTGGGTTTGGCCTTCGGCCGGCGCACGTAGTTCTTCGTGCTGCGCGGCATGAGCGGGATCGGCTCCTCCTTGATGTCGGGGTTCTGGGTGCGACGGATGAACGCGAACGACTGGACGTTCTGGGCCACGGTGTGGCCTCCTCTCAGATGTCGTAGCCGCGGTCGACGAGGACCTGGTGGGCGCGGTCCATGCCCTCGGCGGTCAGCTCGCGGCCGCCAGGCATGATGCGCATGAAGCCCTTGCGGATGAGGAGCTTCTCGGTGTGGCGCGGGGGCGTCGGCTCGCCCAGCGCGGCCGCGATGGACTTCTCGCCGCCCTTGCCAGAGAACTGGACGTGCAGCACCTCCAGGTAGTCCTGCGCGAGCTTGTCCAGGCCGTCCGGCGTGATGCCGGTCCAGCGGAACATCGCGTCCGTGGAGTAGAGGCCCGCGGGGGTGACGATGGCGTTCTCCGACAGGGCGGAGTCGCGCAGCGTGCGCATCAGCGCGGTGATCGAGCGGGGGTTGTTGTTGGCCGCGCGGGCCACGACGGCGCACGTGTGCTCGTCGGGCAACGGGAGCTGCAGGCCGCGGAAGATCTTCTTCGAGGTGACCTGCGCGATGGTCAGCGCCTGCTCGTCCGTGTACTCCTCCATGGCGGGCTTGACGACGAACCGATCGATGATCGTCTCGGGCAGCTTCTGGATGTCGGTGGTGGCCCCGACGATGGTGATGTCGGGGATCGGGGTGACGCCGCGGCTGGAGATCATCACGCCGTCCTGCAGCACGGGCAGTAGCCACTCGGCCTTGGCCTTGCCGCCGGCGACGGCCTGGTGGATCTCGTCCCAGAAGAGGATGTCGCCGTCGCTCATGCTGGCGAAGATCCGCAGCGCCTCGGCCTCGGAGATCGAGCCCTGGACCTCGACCATCCCGACGCCCATCTCGGCGGCCGTGAGCTTCGCGATCGCGGTCTTGCCGATGCCGGCGTGGCCGGTCGCGATGAGCACGTGCTCCAGGCGCTCCTGGCGCATCTTGGCGGAGACGCACGACGCGCGCAGGTAGCGCTTGGCCTCGTCCTGACCGACGTACTCGTCCCACTCGCGGGGGTAGGTGGTGCCCTCGAAGAGCTTCTCGCCGCTCTTCGGGCCAGGCATGGACTGCAGTCGCTTCTCGATCACGGCTCGGGTGTTCATGCGGTGTGGTCTCCGTTCAGTAGGGGGGGCGCGCGACGTCAGGCGTCGGCGCGCAGCAGGAAGTCGATGAAGGCGGTACGGGTCGGGCCGTCGCACTCCTCCGCGAGGAAGTCCCAGGCGAGCTGGTCAAGCCGGTCGTAGCCGAAGCCTCGCTCCCGGAGGGCCTCGACGGCATCTTCGAGCGTCACGCCTCGTCCTCCTCGTCGTCGGCCCAGAAGCCGGGGACGTCCTCACCGTGGGGGTCGATCTGCTCGACGAGGTCGGCCAGCAGCGGGCCGATGTTGACGTGCCCGACACGCGCCGTGGAGTCCCAGACGATGTCGATGCGACGCCCGTCGAGCGCCTGCTGCAGCTGGCCGGCGATGACGCGGCCGTCGAGCACGCGCGCGTCGATCTGCCCGGGGAGCTTGTCGGGCAGCGAGAACGCGACCGCCTTCTCCAGCTCGGACAGCTCGCGCAGCTCGTCGCTGGTGAACTCGGTGCCCTCGTCGAAGGTCAGCCGGATGTCCTCGTCCATCGCGAGGATCGCCTCGACGCGGGAGAGCTTCTGCTGCAGCCCGCTGAGGCTGTCTCGCAGGGCGGCGAGGCGGGTGCCGGGCTTCACGTTGGAGAACGCGAGGCCGAGCATGGCGGCCGCATCCAGGACGTCCTGGACGGCGGCGGAGGCGCGGTGGTTGGTCATGTCGGATCCCCTTCTCATCCGCCCAGCAGTTCCGTCTGGAGGGCGACGAGCGCGGCCTTCACGATCTCGTGAGAGCCAGTCGTCTTGGCGACGGAATCGCCGAGCGTGCTGGTGTAGGTGCGGGTGCGGGTGGTGAGCTCGTCGTACTGCTTGCGCAGTCTCTCGTATGTGGCGGCGGACGGGTTGGCGCGCGCCTGCTGCAGCTGGCCAGCGAGCGTGCTCATGGCGTCGTCGGTATCGGCCTGGAACGTGCGGATGATGAGGTCTCGCTGGTCCTGGAAGTCGACGAGCGGGATGCCGTCGAGCGTGCACTCGCCGAAGTGGGAGACGGCGACGCGCAGCGCGCGGACGGACTCGCTGTGTGCGACGGGGACGAAGTAGACCGAGTCCTTCAGCTTGATGGCGTCGAGGTGGCGCAGGTAGCTCGTGACCATGGCCCGGACCTTCTTGCCGTCGAGCGAACTGCGGTAGCGCTGGTAGTCGTTGTGGACGCGGATGGCGACGTTGCGGATCTTCGCGCGCTCCTCGTCGGACAGGGCCAGGGTGTCGCTGTTCGCGGCCAGCCCCCAGTAGAGGCGGGCGGCGGTGTCGTCGACCTGGCGGCCGGCTCCGCGGCGCACGCCGTGGTAGTGCTTGATCTCCCCGATGTTGTCGTAGAAGAGCGACTCGCCGTTGGTCGAGCGCTCCTCGCGCACCAGCGCGCGCACCGCGTACTCGGTGGGGTTCGACGAGTCCATCTCGCGGAGCATGATCGAGACCTTGTGCCCGTTGCTCAGGACGTAGCTGGTCTCCTTGTGGTTGGTGATCGCCTTCGAGAACGCGTCCTTCGCGCCGGACGGCGACGGGATGAAGCTCGTGTCGAGCCCCTCGGCCTGGAAGACCTCCTGGACGAGCTCGACCTCGTAGCTGCCGTCGTAGGTCGTGTTGATGCAGATCGTGCCGAGCAGGGGCAGGTCGCCTGCGCCGTCGACGTAGTCGGAGAGCGTGGTCACGAGGTTCCTTTCGGGGGTATGACGAAGGGGGCCACCCGGTATGGGCAGCCCCCTTCGTGGGCGTGGTGTCAGCCGCGGAGGATGTCCGCGACCTGCGACGTGTTGGTGACGTCCGCGATGGTGCGGACGTCGTCGGCGATCTCTTCGAGCACCTCGCTAGGGAGGCCGTACCCGCCGGTCGCGACGAAGATCCCGTAGCAGCGGATGGAGAGCTCGTGGCGCACCTGGCGCCACTCTTCGAGGAACGGGAGCGAGCCCGCGACGCCGTCGGTGATGAAGACGATGTCGGGGCGTTCCTTGCCGGCGGCGATGGCCAGGTCGAGCGCCCGCCGCAACGGCCGCGCGAAGTCCGTGCCGCCGTTGAGGAAGCCCTCGGCCATCTCGATGACCTTGTCGACGTCGGCCTTCCCGCCGGGGAACGAGAACTCCCGCAGCGGGCCCGATGCGAACCCGATGTAGTGGAAGTCCCGCTTGCCGCGGCCCGCCTGGTCGAGCAGCGCGAGCGCCAGGCCCTTGGCCCAGAGCTCGCCCTCGTCGGCCATCGAGCCGGACTCGTCAGCGACCACGATGATCGGGCCCTTGCCGACCCGCTCGCGTCCCCGCAGCTCCTTGACCCACAGCTCCTTGTCCACGAACCGGCGCCAGAAGTCGTCCTCCAGCTCGGGTGTGGCCATGTTGATGAGCTCCTGGCCGGTGAGCCTGGTGAGGTCGTCACCGAGCTTGATACCGACCTGTTCGTCGGAGCCGTCGTTGTACCGGCGGCGCCACTCGGCGGCCGCCAGCTGGCGGAACTGCCCGATGAGCGCTGCGAACTTCCGCAGCTTCTCGGACTGCAGCCGGCGCGCCAGAGCGAACCGCTCCTTGGCCGGCATGCGCTGGAACTCCCCCGGCTCCAGGCCGTACGAGGCGGCCGACTCGTTGACCTCCTCGACCTCCTCGCGCGCGTCCTTCACGGCCTTGCGCATGGCCTGGGCGCCCTCGGCTGCCTGCTGCTCGGCACCTGCCTGCAGGTGGTCAGCGGCGGCCTGGGCGGCTGCCGACGCCTGCTCTGCGGCCTCGCCGGCCCCGGGATCTCCGGGGTTGTCAGCCGCCTCCTGCGCGGCCTGTCGTGCGGCGTCTCTGGCGGCCTGCGCTGCCTCGGCCTGCCCCTTCAGCTGGGCTGCCCGTTCGAGCGAGCCCTGCAGCGCCTCCTTCATGGATCCGAGGGCGAGGGCCGCGTTGAACGGGTCGCCGACGGTCCAGGTGCGGAGCCGCTTCAGCTCAGTGAGGTCCTGCAGTTCGTCGGTGACCTGGCGCAGCGGGACGTGCGACAGGCTCATCTCCTCGGGCTCCCGCACGCGCGGGTCGCCCTTGGCCAGGAGCGAGTAGACGTCCTGCGCGAAGTCCTCGACGTGGTCGTACTTCACGGACAGCTCGTTGACCATCTCGTCGATCGAGATGGACTCCATGCGCATGCCGTTCCACGACATCTGGTCGAAGCGGTCGTGCGGGACGGCGTCGTCGTGCTCCTCCTCATCGCTCCAGCCGAACATCAACGCACCTCCTTGTCGTGGTCGTGACGGAGCCTGTCGCCGAGCACCTCGGGGTCCTCGACGTGGTCGGCGTCGTGCCAGTACGCGACGCGCTCCCTGGCCGTGAGCCCGGCGAAGTACGCGCGCGGGTCGCGGCCGTCGTCGAAATACTCCGCGTCGAGGGCGTGCGCCACGACAAGGTGCTCGACCTGCTGTGCGTCGGTCATGGCCTCGAAGGGGATGAACGAACGCCCGGCCATCAGAGCTTGTCCAGGCCCGCGAGCCTCTTGCCGCGCGCCAGGAAGGCGTCGAGGCGCTCGTTGAGCCGGTCGAGCTCGGCCAGCTGGCGGGGCGCGGTGACCTTCGTGCGCAGCGCCACGATGTGCTCCTGCGCCTGCGTCTTCTTCCCGCCGGCCTCGACCAGGAACGCCCTGATCTTCTCGCGCGCCTCGCCCTTGCGAGACTCCAGCTCGGCCTCCAGCGCCGCGGCGTCGTCAGCCAGCGTCGCGATCTCCTCGTTCTCCGGGGAGATCAGCCCGAGGATGATGCGGGCGACCTTGCCGATGGTCTCGACGTTGTCCCAGTGCGTGAAGCGCAGGGCGTAGAGGTCGTCGGGCTCGGTGGAGTCCGACCCGCGCAGCCACGCGGTGGCGCGGACCGCGGCCATCGAGTCCCGCCAGCGGCGGTCGCTGACGGACAGGCCCTCCTGCCGGAAGGTGTCGCGCAGCGCGACCACGGCGTCGAGCGTCTCGGTCGTGAGCTTCACGTCCCGGACCTCCTCGGCCACGTACAGCACCTGCGGCCAGGGGATCGTCGTGCCGATGGGGCCGTCGACGGCCGACAGCATCGTCTGGAAGTCGGTGTTGCCGACGATGTAGTCGACCGTGGTGCGGAACAGCAGCCGGTCCCACATCGCGGCGGCGTCCTCGGACTCGGCCGCCGGCAGCTCGTTGCTCGCCGTGATGACCGAGTGCAGCGGGATCCGGTGCGCGGAGCGACCGTTGCTGACCTCGTGCTTGATGCGCTCGTTCAGCGCGGCCAGGATGTCGTGGCCCGACGTCGGGGACATCTTGCCGATCTCGTCGATGAACGAGACGTCCACCGACGTGAGGTAGCCCTCGTCCTTGCGGACGAACGCGCTCTCCTCGCGCAGCTTGGCCATGTCGTACGGGCCGAGCACCGCGGCGTCGGGGCGGTTCTTCGAGAGCAGCGTCTCGAAGTAGCGCGCGCCCGGGAAGTGCTCGACGAAGCGGCGGGCGAGCTTGGACTTGCCGGTGCCGGGAGGGCCCAGCAGGAACGAGTGCTGCCCCGTCAGGAGCGCGAGGGTCAGGACCTCGACCGCGTCGCGACGCTCGGGGAACTCGGCGTTCAGCTCCGCCTGGACGGCGGCGAAGTCGGTGTGCAGGGTGCTCATGGGTTCTTGGGGTCCTTCCGCTTGGGCTGGGGGTTGATGTTCTTGGCGACGAAGCGCTCGTTGGCGCTCTCGAAGGCCGGCTTGCTCGCGTTCACCAGCAGGCGTCCTCTCGTGCTCGGTCGTGCGCGACGTCGGGGTCGGGCTCGTCGAAGGTGCGGTACTCCACCTGGTGGAGCGCGTCGTCGATGGCGTTGCGCAGCTCTTCGGCTGCGGAGACGGTGAGGTGGAAGGTCCGTGAACTGGACCCGTCGATCGCGTCGATGACGACGGGGAACTTCTCCACCTCGGGGTTCATGCCGGTGCCGTAGAGCTTGGTCGTCTCGATCTCGACCTCGTTGGCGTCAGTCGCCATGGGGATGCCTCTCTGTGAAGGGTTACTGCCAGCGCCGGCGGATGACGTCGGCGATGCTTTCGTGGCGCAGGGAGCGCCAGGGGTCGTTGTTGCGGACGCGGGACATGACCTCGTACTCGATGCCGGAGCGCGTGGCCGAGATGCCGTAGCTGGTCGCCTCGGCGCGGGTGGCGAACGGTCCGTCGACCTGCCGGTCGATGTCGTCGCGGTCCATCGGCGCGCAGGACAGCAGCACGCCGTACTGCTTCGGGGGGCGCGGCATCAGCCCTCGACGCTCACGACGGCGGGGTCCAGGTCCCAGTCGAACGGGTCAGGGTTCTCCTCGTCCGTCCAGCCGGCGCCCTCAGCCCGACCGGCGGCCTCCATCCTCTGCAGGAGGTCCACCGCCTCGTCGGCGCCCTCGCGCAGCGTGGCCAGCTCCTCGTCGGTCGGGTCGGTAACGCTGTAGGTGGTCCAGCGCCGGACGTCGTGGCCGATCTCGACGCCGTACGTCGCCATCGCTTCCTCCTCAGTAGATGGGCAGCAGCGCGAGCTGGTCGGCGCTGGCCGCGGTCAGGTCCAGGTCTGTGCGCTCGCCCCGGAAGACCGGGAAGCGCAGCGCGTTGTCGGCAGTGCGGTTCAGGGCCTCGATCTCCACCAGGAAGATCTCCTGGGCGTCGAGGCGCGCCTGCATCTGCTTGCCGTGCTTCTCCTTCCAGCCGGTGCCGACCTTCCCGATGGGGATCGGACCGTCGTTGCCGATGAGCGCGAGCCGGATCGCTCCGAAGTCGCGGTTGAGCCCGTGCTCGTACCCGACGGCGACTGCCGTCAGGCGCTGCACGGCCTTGAACTTGACCCACGAGCTGGCGCGGGCGCCGGGCAGGTAGACCGAGTTCAGCTGCTTGCAGATGACGCCCTCGCCGCCGGCAGTCAGCACCTCGTCCCAGAGGGCGAGGATGTTCCCCGACTGCCGCACCGGGCGCACCGTGCGCCGGTTGCCGCACACGCCGCGCAGCAGCTGGCGGCGCATCTTGTAGGGCAGGTGCGTCAGGGGCTCGTCGTGCGAGGCGAGCAGGTCGAACGCGACGAAGCGGCACGGGTTGCGGCGCGCGGCCGCCCCGTACCCGCTCGTCTGCTTGTCGCGCGTGGCGACGGTCTGGAAGAGGCCGTCCGTCGCGACGATCTCCCCGTCGAGCACGACGGGGAGCAGCCGCTGCCGGGCGATCTCAGGGAAGCGGTCGCTGATGTCGACGCCGCTCCGGTTCCAGATACGAGTCGAGCCACCGTCGGACTCGACGATGGCTCGGATGCCGTCCAGCTTCTCCTCTGCGACCCAGCCACCGGCGGTGGCGAGGTGGCCGAGGTCGAGCGGTCTTCGGTTGCTCGCTCCGCTGCTGGGCGAGGCGAGCATCGGTTGGATGGGGATCACGTCTCTCCTGTTCGTAGGCGTGCAGGTCCGCACGGATCTCGCGCGGGATCAGACGGTAGATCGGGTCCTCCTAGAGGTCGTGGTAGTCGCAGTCGGTGCAGGCGAGGCCCCAGTCGGTGTGCTCGAAGCCGTTGAAGTTGTAGGGCACGAGGTGCATGTCGGCGTCGCACTCAGGGCACCTGCGCACCGCATCGTCGGCGCCGGCGTCGGAGCATGGCGCCTCGTTCGAGGGCGCCAGCTCGTCATGGACGAGGCATCGGTTCCACACCGTGCCGTCGGTGTCGGTGCCGTCGACCACGTACCGGCAGGCGTACGCGTCGGTCGTCATGCTCATGCGGCCACCTTCTTCCTCGTGGCCCGCCGCTTCGGCGCCGGGGCCGCCGCGGCGACCTGGGCGCGGAGCTTCTCCATCAGGTCGGACGCGGGCGCGATGGGTGTGGCGCTCGTCGTCGTGGCAGCCACGACCTCCTTGCCCGCGATGATCGCGGCCAGGCGGTCCTCGTAGCCGTCCCGGTACGTCGCCGGGTCGTAGTCGCTGACAGACGCGGGCATCGCCAGCACCTGCTCAGCGAGCCCGACCAGGGCGTCGTTCACCGTGAGGTCGAGCACGGGCGCCGGCCGGACGGAACCGGCTGACTCGGTGCGCTCCTGGAAGGCGAGCACGCCGTCGTGGACGATCAGCTGGAACTGGCCCAGCGCGGTGCGCGGCGTCCACTGCGTGACGAACGCGAGCTCCGGGTGGTTCAGCACCAGGGCCAGGAGCGTCGTGTACCCGTCCTCGTGGCCCTTGTCGGGCGTGAGGTAGTACATCTTCTCGCCGGTCGCGGTGTGGACCTGGACCTGCTCGACCGGGTGCGCGGTGACACCGGCCTTCTTCTTGAACTTCGTGGCGTCGACGGACGCCTGCTCGATCTCCTCCCGTTCCAGGACCACGAGCCCGCCGTCGACGGGCCGTGCCTTCTTCAGCTGCTGGTAGGGCACCTCGCCGTTGCACTCGTCACACACGCGGGGTGCGCGGATCTGGTGCGGCGGGTGTCCGGTGTCGCAGACCATGACGTTGCCCGTCTTGGCCTTGGCCTCCAGGGCTGCCTGGATGGACACGGACGCGGTGATGAGCCCGAAGCTCAGCGCGACGCCAGATGCGACGTTGGCCATGCGGTCACTCCTCTCGTGGGTTGAAGCGGGCGCGCATGGCCTCGGGGCCGTACATGCGCCACTGGGTGAGGTTGGCGATCTCGCCGGAAGGGCGGGCCTCGTGGCTCGCGTCGAGCTCGTCGTCCGCCTTGTCGCCGCGATGCAGGTGCACGTACTCGGCGAGCGTGGCTGCGTACTCGGGGTCCGCGCTGTCGTGCGAGCTGTTCGGCTCGACGAAGAGGTGGCACTCGGCGCACTTCTCGTACAGCGGCTCGGCCAGGTCATCCTCGATGTACGGGGACCGCTCGGCCGCGTCGTGCGCTGCGAGTGCCGCCGCGGTGAACGCGCGACTGTGGCCAGCCGCCTTGATGTCGGCGCGGTCCTCCCGCCACTCCGACAACAGGTAGCCGACGCCGGGGTCGATGTGCCGGTAGTCGATCTCCCGGGCGGGGACCTCCTCGCCGTCGATGAAGAGCGTGACGTCGGTCAAGCTGTCGGGGTCACGCTCGATGAGGATCTCGATCACGACGTCTCCTTCTTCGTGCCGTAGTGCTTGGTGTGCCCGTTGGCCCGGGCGTAGCGGACGCGGGTCCGGCGCGTCTTGCGCCGGACCAGCTCGCCGGGACTCAGGAGCTCCCGACACTTCGTGCACGTCAGGTAGTCGTAGACCACCGACTCGACGGGCGCGCCACCGCAGACGGGGCAGACCATCTCGCACTCCTTTCTGGGCAGGTGCTCAGCGCGTCGGCGCCAAGCCCTCGTAGACGACCTGCGCGGCCTTGCCGCGCTGGCTGGGCAGGTGGAACGTGAGCGTGCCGCCCATGCCCGACTGCAACGCTCTGACCGCGGTGGCCAGGTTGAAGGTCGAGATGGCGGTCATGTGTGCGATGGCGTCGCTCGCGGCGACCGCACCGACAAGGCGGACGGCGTCGTCGCTCGGCGCCTTGTCGCGGTTCTCGTTCGTGCTGGGCATTCCTGGCTCCTGGGGAAGGGGGAGGTTGTCTGGTCGGGGGGCGCTACAGCAACCCGTCGAGCGGGCTGCGAAGGTCGGGCTCGGGCGGCACGCCGAGGAGCGTGGCGACGATCGCCTTGCGCTCGTCGCCGTCTTCGACGACGTCGTGGAAGGGTGCGTCCGAGACCAGGCTCGTGGTCATCTCGACGATGGCCCGCTGGTACTCCGGGCTCTGGAACGGTCGGTCACCGGGCAGGCCCAGCAGGTCGACGGCGGCGCTGATGACGCGGTCGGACTGGATCGTCACCGGGTCACCTCGCCCTTGAAGAGCACCTCGCCGTTGAGCGTGACGTGCACGTCCTCGTCGAGAAGCGGCGTCGTCCTCAGGCTGACGTTGTGCCCGTGGGCGTCGTCGAAGGCCTCGATCTCGAAGGAGCGGAACAGGTGCTTGCCGAGCTCGTTGAAGAGGGCCAGGAAGTGGTCCTCGGTGAAGTAGACGGTCGCGCTGGACGTGACGACGCGGACCTCGCAGCGGCCGTTGTAGCCGACGAAGGTGCCGACGGTCAGGTCGTCACGTTCGTCGAAGGTGACGGTCAGGTCGTTCAGGGTGGGCATCAGGCGTTCTCCTCGCGCTGGACTCGGCGGACGTACTCCAGGAAGCGGCGCGTGCGCCGCGGGTGGCGGTAGATGAACTCGCCCATGAGGGCCAGGAGGGTCGCGTCGTTCCAGCCCTGCTGGTCGACGATCGCCAGAATGCTGTCCTCGTCGGTGTGCATCAGGCCTCCTGGTCAGCGGCAATGCGCCGCAGGTCGAGCGCGACGTAGCCGCCGCGCATGTTCGTGTACGGGTGGAAAGGGTCGGCGTACTGCTCCCAGGCCGCGGCACCCCATGTGAGCCAGGAAGCGGCGGCGTCGAGGTCGTGTAGCTCGCACCTGTCGTCCCAGTCGGTCCCACTGGCGACGGTCACGCCGTCGCGCTCGACCGAGCCGGCCGTGCACATCATGTAGTTGCCCTGGTCGGAGGACTCGATGAGCAGGTGCGTTGCGTCGGGCACCGCGTCGAGGGCGTGTGCGGCGAGGAGTCGCACGGCGGCGAGCGCGGCCTCCTGTTCGAGACTCCACGCCGTCGCACGGACGGCGGCGGTCGCGGCATTGAAGGTCGCTGCCGCCTCGTGTGGGGCGATCATGTTGGTCCTCTCAGGCGCTGGCGAGCGCCGGGTTGATCTGCGGGATGCGGTGGTGCACCGCGTCGAGGCGGCGCGCCAGCCAGGCCGACGTGCCGGTGTGCACGGCGTTGCCGAGGGCGGTCCACCGCGCGGATGCGGGCATGCCGTCGGTCCAGCCGTCGGCGAAGCCCTGCAGGCGCTCCCACTCCGTCGGGGTGAAGGCGCGAAGGCCGCCGTGCTGCGCGACCAGGTGCGTCTGGCGGTCCGGGCCACCGCCGTCGAAGCCGGTGAGGGTGTTGGCGAAGTCCGCAGGCACCCACGTCTCGTAACCGCCAGCGGCGATCGACTTGCGGGCTCGGGCGGACTTGCGCCAGATCACGGCTCCAGCAGGTCCGACAGGGCCTGGAGCAGAGCGGGGTCCGCCTTGGGCCCGGCCGAGGCGACGCGCGCCAGGAGCTTCGCCGCCACCGTCGGGGTCACCCAGAACGGCCCATGCGGGTCGGGGGTCTCCTCCACGATGGCCGACCACGAGAACTCGACGGCGTCGCTGGGCTGTGCCGAGGTGTCCCCCGTCCACCACCCGGTAGGACCACCCATACCCGAGGTCTTCCAGACCACCGAAGACGGCGGCTGCGTCCCGTCCCTCGTTACTTCGGAGAAGCCCTTCGGGGTTCTCGATGACGACCCACCGGGGTCGCGCTTCGTCGACGAGTCGGAGGTGCTCGTCGAGGAGTCGGTGGAACTCCCAGAAGAGACCGGAGCGAGCGCCAGCGAGCCCAGCACGGTGGGGTGCGGCGACGCTGGTGTCCTGGCAAGGGAAGCCGCCGACGAGGACGTCGGGGCGGTCGAGCGCGGATCCGGGAACGTCACGGATGTCTCCCATCAGGGGTGTGTTCGGGAAGTGCCGGGCGAGGATCGTCCGGCAGTGGTCGTTGACCTCGACCATGAGCCGGTTCTCCCAGCCCATCGAGTCGAAGCCGACCTCGAAGCCACCGATACCGGTGAACGTCGAGGCGTAGGACAGGGGTGCGTTCACGGTGTCTCCGGCACGGTGACGACGGCGAGCGCCGTCCCCGTGAGGTCGTAGGGCTGGATGTTGGTGCCCGGGAAGTAGCGGACCTCTTCCCAGACGTAGCCGAGGCTGACGTCGTAGAGGTCGCCCTCGGGCTCGATGCGGATCTCGTCGTCGTCCTCGTCGAGCGGGTGCACGACGAGCACGTCGCCGTCGAAGGTCCAGATCGGGAGTTCCGCGTCGGTGGTCTCGTGGTGGACCACGAGGAAGCGCTCGATGACGGCGCGCGTGGTGGTCCATCTGGCCCACCCGTTCCAGTAGCCGTAGAGGTAGCCCTCGAAGGCGGGTCGGGGGTCGAGGTCGTGGAGCCACTCCCCCGTGATGAAGGTCTTCTTCGGCTCGAAGGTCCTCACGCGGCCACCTCGATCTGCGCCGCCGCAATCTCGGCCGCGTAGTAGCTGACCGAGGCGAGCCCGGCGCACTCGTCCCAGGAGCACCCGAAGGCGTCGCGGTCCGTGCGAAGGTCATCCCGCTCCACGCTCACCGAGCCCTCGAAGGGACCCTCCGCGTGGTAGGCCCCCGCGAACGGGTTGCCCATCAGCAGGTGCGGACCGGTGATCGTCGCGAAGGCGTCGGACGGGATCATGTTCACGACGGCCAGGTCCACCGTCGCGAGGGCGTAGATCATCCCGACGCTGGAGGGCACGTTGGCCAGCAGGTCGTTCGCGAGTTGGACGTTGCCCGGCGTGTGCGGCAAGCCGCAGGCGGTGAGCACGTCGGCCGGCGTGGCGATGCTCGGTTCGAGCGCGTGGTCCTCGTCGACGAGCGGCACCCGAAGGAGCGGATCGGGCGTGTTGCCGATCAACTCGTCGAACCACTGGCCGGCGTCGCGGTCCATGATCAGCTCGCGCACCTCGTCGTACTCCGCGGAGAACTCGAAGGAGTCCGAGAGGTCGGTGTAGTCGTCATCGTCCGCCGCCTCGAAGGTGCGGATCGCGTCGGCAAGGTGCTCCGCGATGTGGTACTTGGCGCCCTCGTGGCTGGAGTCGCAGGTCCACTCGTCGGTGGAGTCCCAGATCGCCTCGAAGTCGCCGCGCACCAGGGCGGCGGTCTGCTCGTCGGTCAACTTGTCGTCGTACGCGACGAAGACCAGGTCGTACGTCTCGTCGAGGTTGGCCAGGATCTCGTCCCTCAACTCAGCGAGGGTGCGAGGGCAGGCGCTGTCGCTGTCCTCGCTGTCGAGGGGCAGCAGGCCGCAGCGGTCGCAGATGATGTTGCCGGTGAAGTGCGTCTCCCGGAAGGCGTGAGCGCGCATGGTCAGGACTCCGTTCGCTGAAGGTGGTCGCGCAGGACGCGCCAGACGTACTCGCAGCCGTACGTGCCGGCGTCGAGCTCGTTGTAGAGCGGGACCGCGCCGGTGGCGTTCCAGAGGGCGTCGAAGGCGTCCTCGGGCGTCTGGTCCGGCGAGACGGGCACGCTGAAGATGAAGTGCTGGTCCGACCACTGATCGCACCCGCCGTCCCACTCCAGGCCGGCGTAGCGGGTCCCGAAGAAGGCCTCGATCTTGTCGAGGCGCTCGTTGAGCCAGTCGCTCGCGAAGTCCTCGAAGTTCCGGCATGACCCGTCGTGCCCGGAGTCGGCGCAGCAGCGCATGCCGGGCATGAGATAGAGGCGGCAGCGCCGGGAGGCGTCGTGCATCTCGGCGAAGCCCTGCAGGAAGTTCACGCAGGTCAGGCGGCCCTCCATCCGGAAGGTCCCGTCGTCAGAGTGGACCACCTCGACGTCGCTGAAGACCTCCCCGTCGCCCCGGTCGAACCAGGAGTCGCCCGGCGCGATGCCGAGATCCTTGATCGGGGTCACCCAGGCGTCGGCGCTCATGCGGAGAACACCGCGTACTGGTCGGTTCCCAGGCGGATGACGGTGTACTCGTGCTCCATCTCGCGCACGTAGGCCGCCCAGTCGAAGTACCGCCGGAAGAACTCGGCGGCGTCGTGGCGGGCGCAGGCCTCGTGGTCCCACGACGGCGGACGCTCGTCCGGCACGTCGGGCACGAAGTCGTTGAGGTAGTCCCGGAAGGACTCGTGGACGCCATGGAAGTGGTCCTCGAAGGTGTCGGGCTCGTTGCCCTCACCGACCCAGGCGCCGAAGGCGGCGCGCTGGTCGTCCTGCACGTCGTCGAGCAGCTGGGCCAGGCGCTGGGCCTCGGAAGGCGAGCACTCGCCCTTCAGCAGGCCGAGGAAGTTGTCGTGGTCGAAGACCCAGATCTCCTCGTGGCGCTGAATGAGGGCGGTCAGGTACCAGTCGTCGCCGGCGGGGATCTGCCCGCGGGCGATCATCTGCGTGACCCACTCGGTAGCGTCGGTCGGGCAGTCGATCGCCTCGAACCAGTCGCCCAGCAGGTCGCCAGCGTTGTAGGCGGCCAGGGATCCGATCCAGACGCGAGGCGTCGTGTCAGTCGTCGTGGTGCTCACGTGCTCCCCTTTCAAGGGACGTCGTGTGCCGCGAACGCGGCCCTCATCAACAAGCAACCCCGGCGCCGAAGGGCGGACCGGGGTGCAGTGGATCTGTGGGCAGGTGCTCACGGTGGCGGAATCGCTCAGGAGGGGTTGGCTCCGAGCAGGAAGACCGGCAGGCCGGTCACGAACAGGAAGGCGACCGCGAAGGTCAAGCCCACCAGGAAGCGCACGCAGGCGCGGATGGCGAGGTAGCGGCGGGTCACTCGGCGGCCTTGTAGGCGATCGCCCAGGACTCCGGCTCGCCGTCGTCCTCGCTGATCTCGGTCACGGCATACAGGCCGGGTGTGGTCAGGATGTGGTCGGCCAGCCCACCGCCGACGAACTCCGAAGCGTGCATGCACGGCCCCCCGTAGCCGTACTGCCCGGTGAAGCCGGTCAGTAGACCGTCCCACCCGTAGGCCTGGGCCTGGTCCTGGAGGTCGGTGTCGGTCCCTGGAAGATGCGAGCCGTCGGGGTACGAGAAGGCCAGCAGGTCGGGCACGGTCCGGTCCCGGACGCCGGTGTCCACGAAGGTCTGGTCCCCCTCGATCCGCACGCGGATCGCGGTGCCCCACTCCATGACCTTGTCCAGATCGTGCGGGCGGCCGGCGGCGTCGACGAGCTTGCCGTAGCAGGCGTGCGTCGCGCCGGGCGGGATGCGCAAGGTGAGCATCATGCGTGCCTCTCTCAGTCGGAGATGTAGCGACCGACGATGATGTAGCCGTCGCGGTCGGAGTACAGGTCGTGGCGGAAGATCTCCACCTCGGTGGGCCAGCGGAAGATGGTCGCGGTCCAGGCGGAGTCGCTGGCAGCGGCGTTCCATCCCTGGAGGGGCGAGTCGGGAGCGATCGGCCATCCGAAAGGTCGGCCGTCACCGAGCACCTGGGCGTCCATGACGTCGTGCCAGGCGCCGCGGTACTCGACGAAGCGGTCGGACCAGCGCTCGTCCTCCTCGACGTAGTCGAAGTCCGGGCGGGCGTCGGCCGGAAGGTCCTGCCAGGAGCGCAGGCGCCGGATGTGGTGGTTCGTGACGACGCGGGCGCCCATCAGTCGTCCTCGATGGGCCAGAAGCCGAAGTCGGAGCCGTCGCCCTCGTGGGCGCCGAAGTAGAAGCCCTCAGGCGCCGCAGCGTCCAGCTTCTCGATGAGCCACAGGGCCAGTTCGGAGGCAGGCTCCAGCAGCTCGTCCGGCAGCGGGTACGGCACGGTCTCGATGATCGCCTCGTCGTGCTCGCCGTCACCGACCTGATTGGCCGTGTTCCGGTCGAGGTTGCACAGGATCGGCAGGAAGGTGGCGATCAGGTCCTCGGAGCGCAGGGTTCCGTGGCTCACCGTGCCGGTGTAGATGAAGCCGTCCGGGTAGGCGTGACTCATGCTGGGGTTCCGTTTCTCGAAGGTCGAAGGGATGCGGCGACGCGTTCCAGAACAGGACCGCGGATGCCGGAGAAGAACAGGTACTCCAAGGTGGTGCGGTCGTAGTCCGACAGACCGGCAGCCAGGCGCTCGAAGTCAGCCACAGGCACACCGCGCCCAGTGGGGGGGGCGCTTGCGCGTCCCCCAGGCCCACTCCAGGACGTACCCCCGGTAGGCGACGTCCACGACGATCAGCGGCCGGTCCGTGTCTACGTGCTTCCCGGTCATCACGCCCACCAGGTGTAGGCGTGACGCGTGCCGGCCAGGTGGCAGCCGCAGCCGTCGCAGGACCGGGACGAGAAGGTGTGCATCTCGCAGGACTCGGAGTGCTCGTCGTAGTCGTCCGCGTAGGGCGAGTGCTCACAGCCGTCATGGCCGTAGGCGACGCCGAGCGTCACGTCCGTGTCGGGCTCACGGTTCCAGGGCTCGCAGTGCGGGTCCTCGGTCCCGTCACCCTCACGGGCGAAGAGGCAGTCGTCGCACACCCAGAGCAGGCCCTGGATGACCGGGCGCTTGGCCAGGCTGACGCTCACCGCGGCACGCCGATCCCGAGTCGGGCCCACGTGGCCTGCTCGTTGATCTTCGCCAGCAGGCCCGGAAGGTCAACCTCCGGCCCGGTGAGCACGGCGATGGCCGCGCCGCGCAGGACCGCACGCTGGTCGGACTCGTCCAGGTCCAGGAACGCCTCGACGATCGAGTGACCGGCGGTGAGCGTGTAGGTGAAGGGCACGTCGACCCGGACCTGGAGGATGGCGGGCGACTTGTCGAGGGTGACCATGGTCAGATCTCGACGGTGGAGGCGGCGCCCACGTAGGGCTTCGTCTTCATCGTCCGCTCGAAGTTCCGGCGGGTCTGCTCCTGCTTGGCCTTGCGCTTGTCGTCACGCATGGGGTGCTCACTCTCTAGGTGTCGTTCGGGTGGTTCGGACAGGGGCTGCCGAACAACACCCACCCCGAGCTCGGAAGGTCGGGGTGGATGCAGAACGTCAGCGCCGTGCTGGTTCGCTAGGTCTCTGCGTCGGACGAGGAGGTCAGCCAGGCTCAGCACCAGCAGCGCTACTGGTGCTCGCAGGCCTCACGTCGTCCCGCTCTGTAGGTGCTTGACCGGCAGGGGGCTTACCCGGTGCCAGCCTTGGGCCCGTGCCGGGATGCACGGGTGGTCTACAGCGCTGGTCAACTGTTGCCGGTTCGATTCGCCCTTCCCCAATGGGCCGGAACTCCGGCGAGTCCGTGCGGCTGAGTCGGATGCCGCTTTCTCGGTCGTGCCTGGTTTTGGCCGGCTGGGCACATTCCTGTCACTCACCCCCGCGGGGCTGCGGGATCTGTCGATCAGGTGTGCAGCGGCCACGGTAATATGGCGGCGTGCTGGAAGAAGGGCATTTCCTACCTCCTTTCGGTGGGGTCGATTTTCACGGATTGCGCCCGGAAGAATGACTCTTTCGGGAAGACTGGAAGATGGCGCCGCGGATCGCTTCCCCACGTTTCGCGGCGCCACCTCTCACCTACAAGCAACTTCCGGTGAGAAAGGCGCCGGAAGCTGTGAGCGGGAGCTCTAGCAGGCGTCATTCAGTCCGACTAGGCGGACAACACGCGCCCCGAGCTGGTCGGTGTGCATGCAGAGCGTCTAGTCAGCAGCGGCCTCAGAACCCGCGCCGCGTTGCGCGGTCGGGGTCGTGCTGCCACGGGTCGTCGTGGAACGTCACCGGCGGCGCGGGAGGCGCCTCGGCGGGGAGCTGGAGGTGAGCTGGCAGGTCAAGCGGGTGCCACGTCATGCGGGCACCTCCACCGGCGTCATCGCCTGGATCCAGAACTCGGCGGCGATCTCGTGTGCCTCCATGAACGCCTCATCCGGCGTCAGAAAGCCGCGTCCCACCTGGACGTGCAGCGCACGCAGGCGCCGCTCGTAGGTCTCGAAGTCCATGTCGTCTCCGCTCGTCGTGCGCCGCACCGTGCGGCGCCCTCATCTCTAAGCAACTCGCGCACCGTTTCGACGTTGTCGTCGTCGCCGTGCACCGTGCCTCATCTCTAAGCAATCGGCGCACCGTTTCGGCGCCCGAAGTCGGGCGCACTACTGGCAGGGCCGAAAAACTCACCACTGGAGCCCCTGAAGCGTGTGTGCGTGCGCCGGCGTGCAGGCAGGCCGGCGGGCGCTCGTTTGTGCTTCGAGCTCGTAGGCAAGTCGGTGGCACGGTTCGTTGCGTGCCTTTCGAGCGGCGCAAACAATCGCGCCGCTCACTGTTAAGCAACGCCGCGCACATTCCGACAGAATGAGTGCGGCGCCACACGGGCGCCCAGACTAGGGAGACACAATGCACACGCTGACGATTGATTGGGACCACATCGCGACGCTGACGGGCGCCGCGCTTGAATCCGCGCTGACGGCCGTGACTGGCATCCGGGCGGAGCCCGACGCACACGGAGCCGTGACCGGCGCCATGCGGGACGCGACGGGTACGCGTGAGATCGCGGTCCCGTTGGAGACGTTGCACGCCATGGCGGGCGCCGCGCCCGTGGCGGCGCCGCACACGCTGGCGGACGCTGTCGCCGACGGTATCCGCGCCGCCCGTGCCGCGTGCCCGGATATCACCACGGCACTCGTGCTGTCGGCCGTTCTGGGGTCGCGCGACAGCGACGGCCGCACGTGCGACGACGTACCTGCCCGTGGCACGCATGCGCCGATCGTTGACGTGGTGAGCGCGTCCGGCCGCGTCGTCGCGACGCGCCTCGCACGGGCGCTCACTGGCGCCGACGACACGCGGACCGTGGCGGACGTGCGGGACGCGCTGGCCGTCGCGCTGGCCGCTGTCGGCGCGCCCGTGGCGGACGTGCTGGCCGCTGACGACGCGCCCGCCGACGTGCGGACCGTGGCGCACACCTACGCAGGCCGCGTCATCCGGCGCGGCGCTGTCGTCGTCAGCGCTGGCGGACAGCGGGACCGCGACGGACTGGCGGAGCGCCCGGCGCGCGCCATGGTCCGCACGTGGCGCCAGTCCGTGCGGGACGGACAGCGCCCGGGGGTGCGTGCCATCGGGCGCCGGTCCCCCGAGCTCACTGACAGCAACGGGTACCCGTACGCGCTCGGATATCAGCCCGTGCACGTGCTGGCGGGTCCGGTCCCCTGCCCGCCTGCCGCGCGCCCGGTCCCGCACCTCACCTCAGGGCTGTACCGGTCCGCTGTCGCTACCGCCATGACGCGCGGCCTCGGCTCCGGGCAGGGCATCGGCGCCGACGGACAGCGGGACGCACTCCGGCGCGTGTCTCTCTCGCACGGGCACACTGTCAGCCCGGAGCGCCTGGCGGGTCCCGCTGTCGGCGGGTCCTACGTGCTGGCTGCGAGCAACGGCACCGGCGCCCGTCGCGCCGCCACCCGCAAGGCGCCGGAGCGCGTCAAGGCGGACGCCGCGCGCGACACGCTGGCCGCACTCCGGGCACGCATGGCGCGCTGACGATCCCGCACAGCGAACGATCCCCCCCGGTTAACCGACCGGGGGGGATTTTCGCGCCAGGCACCACGGCAGGTCCGCTTCCGCGATGGAACTCTCGGCGTTTTTCGATAATCCGCTGTGCGCAGGTGCTCAGCAGTGACGACGGGATGTGTCGATGCCCGGGGGCATCGTGAGAGTGGTTCTCGCGAAGGACCAGGAACTGGAGCAGGCCATGAGCTGCTGTGAGCAGAAGGAAAGGGCGGCCGTGCAGGCATGCCCGACGCCCGAGTACCACGACACGCACCGCTACTGCCCGTCGTGCCCGTTCGAGAACTGCGCGCCGCTGCCGCCGACGGTGGGCCGGATCGTGCACTACGTCTCGAAGATGGGCGATGGCGTGATCTCGCCGGCGGTGGTGCTGCGCACTCGCCAGTCGACGGTCCCCGGGGTGATCGAGCGCTGGGGCTCCGAGCTCCCGAGCCAGTACCTCGTCGTCGAGACCTGGATCGGCGTCGTGCACCTCGTCCACGTCCGCAAGGGCGAGCAGCGCCAGCGCCGGGCGGTGGCGTCATACGAGCTGAAGCTCGTCGACGCGGCAGACTCGATCGTCCAGCTCATTGTCGGCGGCGGTGACCCGGCGCTGCGCGGGCTGGGGCTGTACGTCGACGTCGCCGGCCAGGGCCAGGCGATGCTGGACCTGCTGGCGCCCATCGGGGCGAAGGCGCTGCCGACGGTGAAGGCGCAGTGCCGGTGCGCGAACCCGAAGCACCACGCCGGCTCGGTCTCGGGCTCCTCGCGCCCGGCCAGCCTCGTCGCGGAGTTGCCGGACGACACCACGGTCGACCTGCTCGTGCACGGGCTCGGCGGCGACTACCGCGAGTACGCGGTGCCGTTCTCGTGCAAGGGCGACCCGCGCTCGTGGGCCTGGCCGCCGCGCGCATGAGCTGGCTCTGCCGGATCTTCGGACACCGCTGGGCGCCGCGGCGCGGGGTCATCCCTGCGTGGGGCCCTGGTGGCAGCGCGTACGCCTGCGCCACCTGCGGCGCCGACGGCCCGCGCTAGGGTCCAGCCGAAGGCCCCGCCCGATCATCCGGGCGGGGCCTTCGTTCGTCTCAGCCCTTGTACCAGTCGGGGCAGAGCGTCGTGGCCTTCAGCCCGGCGACGGTGTTCACCGGCGTGACGTCGAGATTGCCGGCCGCCCAGGTGAGCGTGCCCTCGCTCGCGATACGGCCGGCGGCGAGCTCCCGGCAGATCAGGTAGGCGGGCTTCAGGATCTCGTCGTCGCTGAGGTCGGCCAGGTCTGGGTACGCGCTGGCGGCGGCGAGGTACGCGGCCTCATTCGCGTCGGCGGCGGCCGTCGGCGCGGCGGCGGGCGTGCCGCCCGAACAGGCCGCGAGGGCCAGGGTGAGCAGGGGAAGGGTGATCGCTAGTCGAGTCCTCATGCCGTCCCATCGGCCTGACGGCGCGGGGAGTTGAGGACGTAGACCGAGCCGTCGCCATCGAATAGCAACCGGGACGCGTCGCCGCCAGCGAGCTGGAGGGCGGTCGAGACTGCGGCCGCCGGGATCTGTCGTCGCCGGATGCCAGTCGCGGTGGTGCGCTGCGCGCGCGGTGCCCGCCGGTAGCGGCGGGGCGCTGCCGGGACGATGAACTCGGCTGCCTGTCTCACGCTAGTCATGCATTCCACCCTGACACCTTGGCGCCGGTGTTGCTCAGTGTGCCGCTGTGAGCACGTGCTGAGAGTTTCCTGACTAGACATAGGTGTTATGCCTCGGGGGCGGTACGTTGGGGTGTTCGCTCGCGTCACGGCGTGCAAATGCCGTGCAACGAGTGGTTAGGGGCGGCGCGGCTTCCACGGTGTTCAGATGTCCAGTCGGATTCCGAGGAAGCCGCGCCCGTCATCGCTGTCTCCAAGCGGCCCCACCGGGGCATCAGCCTCGCTCGTCCGAAGAGTCGTCGCACGGCCGGGGGATCAGTCGATTCCGTCGTCACTGTTGAGTTCTCAAGGTGCTCCCGGCCCAGCAGAGGGCGCGCGGGGGTGAGCGCGCAGCCGATGAGGGCGCGCGCTCGATGCCGCTTACGGCGCGTCGAAGCGCCGGGGCGGTGGCTTTGGGGGTGGGCCGGCTAGGCCGAGGCTCAGGCCGCGGTAGCGGTCTGGCGGCGACGGGAGCGCTGATCCCGAACGGGGGTCTGACGATCGTGGCCAAGCTGCATTGCTGGACTCCATTCGGGTAGCGCATGCGGTCGGGCAGGGTGCCCTTCCGTCGCGAGCTCGACGCCTCGAAGACTGTCTCGAAGCGGTTCGAGGGCGAGGTTACACACAAGTCAGTTGCCTCGGACGGCGGCCCCCGATTAGGCCGTTCGGCTGACAAGCCCTGCCCAACTCTTGACGCGATTCAGTGGAGCGGCTGTGCGCCGCCTGGGTGGCGCCCGCGCGCGTGATACCCGAGGGGTTCCGATGATCGCGACCATCTGCGGCGTGAGCATGCTCACCTTCGCTCGTCCGTGTTCCGCCGCGCTCGGCACGTGCCCACGGTGGTATTGGGGCCGTGCCGCTGGCTTCCCGGCGCTCATCGAGGTTCCCTTAGGGCGCCGGAAGGAGGCCCCGTGGCTTGGATTGACCGATTTGCTCCGCACCTGCCCAAGCAGCTCGGCGCGCACACGCGCCTAGAGCTCTCGCTGTATACCCGCGAGCTCTCCCCCGCGGTGACCCGGCTGACGCCGTGGCTGATCTTCGTGCTCGACCTGGAGGTCACCGAGTTCACCTTCCGGGTGTGCCGGCTGCCCGGCCGCAAGGTCGCGGAGCTGTGGCGCCCCGAGCACGAGGCCTGGTTCGGCACCAACGACGTCTGGGAGGACGACCAGCTGTGACCCTGGACCTGGAGAACCTCGACGCCCTGTGGCGCCGCAGCAACGACGGTGATCTGCGCGCGCGCGACGAACTCGTAGCGGGCTACTTCTGGCTTGCGAAGAAGATCGCGTACGACAAGCGGGTGCCTGACCATGTTGAGCGCGACGACCTCATTTCGTGGGCCGCGCAGGGCCTGCTGGAGGCTGTCGGCCGGTTCGATATCGAGCAGTCCGACGGCGCCCTGCACAAGCACTTCATGTCGTACGCCAGCATGCGCATCCGTGGCGCCATCCTCGACGGCCTGAAGTCCCCGGCCACCTCCTGGGCCAGCCGCCTGACGTGGCGCCGGCTGAAGGAGCAGCACGCTGTCGAGGATGAGCTCGCCCAGGACCTTGGCCGGGCCCCCACGCGCTCCGAGGTGGCCGCGAAGCTCGGTGTCGACGTCGACGAGCTCGTGCACCTGCGCCAGCAGATCCCCATCGGCTCGACCGGGCAGGCGGGTGACGAGCAGGACCACGGCCTGGAGGCCCTCGACGGTGGGGACCGCACGGACGAGGCGGCCGACGCCTACGCGGTAGCCGAGCGGGTCGCCTCGCGCATCGTGGACCTGCCTGACGAGCACCAGGCCGTGATGGCCCAGCTGTACTTCCACAACCGCGGCCTGGGCGAGGTAGCACGCGAGTTCGGCGTGGCGCCGTCGCGCATCCGCAAGACGCGCGCCGAGGCGCTGAACATGCTGCGCGTGGCGTTCCAGGCGGGCTGAAGGTCGATTTCCCCAGGCGTACGTCACATCCCACCTGGAGGAGGAGCTCATGGGCAAGCCCGTGCAGACCAGCTCGATCGAGCTGGAGGAACTGACCACCGAGACCGCGCAGGCGCCGGAGCCGGTGCGCGAGGTCGCCACGACGGTCGCGGCTGACGCCGCCGTCCCGAAGTTCGAGGTCCGCGCCGACGGTTCCCTCGCGTACTTCGGCGCGGCGCCGGAGATCGCCCGGGAGGTGGGCACTCGATGACGAACTACCCCCGCGTCCATGCGGACGACCCGGCGATCACGCCGAGCAGCGTGCGCACGACGGAAGCCCCGGTCGCCGTGCTCGACCCGTTCCACCACCAGCCGGTGCTCACGCCGGCCGAGGTGGCGAAGGCCGAGAAGGCGGCGCGAGCCGCCGAGCGCAAGGCCGCGAAGGAGGCCGAGGCGGCCGCGGAGGCCGAGCGCGCTGCCGAGGCTGAGCGCCTCGCGGAGGCAGAGCGCATCGCAGCGGAGGGCGCTGCGGCAGAGGAGGCCGAGCGGCTCGCGGCAGAGCAGGCCGAGGCGGCGCTCCAGGCCGAGCGCGACGAGGCCGCCGCCACCGCCGCCGCCGCGGAGGACACGGAGGCTCCGCAGGCCTGACCTGGGAGGTGATCGCATCTCGACTTGGGCCCCGGCTTCGGCCGGGGCCTGCGTCGTCTCTGGGGTCGATGCCAGGAGGTGACCGACCGACCCTGGGGGACTCGATGACTGACGTGGCCGTGACGAACAACTCTGGGAGCGACGTGGCCGGCCTGCGGTCGGACGTCACGGCGACGCGGATCGAGGTCGGCGAGATCAAGGGGATGCTCGGCCAGGCCCTCGGTGACCACGCCCGCCGCATCAAGAACACCGAGGACGTCCAGGCCACGCAAGCCGCGAAGATCTCGGAGGCCCAGACTCAGCACAGCGTCCTGGCGCTCCGGGTGACGCGCCTCGAAGAGCGCGCCGCGAGCATGTTCACCAAGTCGGTCCAGGTGGCCTCCCCGTTCGTTGCAGCGGCAGGCGTGGCGTACGCGATCTGGGGCCGGCACTAGCCGCTCGGTCGATTCCTCGGGGTGAGGAACAGGTACTCACCCCAGGAGGAACGATGACAGTGCTCGACGAGCCGATGCCCGAGGACACCTCGGCGGCCGACCCGGATGCGATCGACGAGACGGTGTCCCAGGACCCGAACTTCGTCCCCGAGGACTTCTCGGGTGGTGAGCTCTGATGGCCGCGGCGACCGCGGCTGCCGCGCTGAAGCTCGCGCGCGCTGAGCTCGGCAACGTCGGGGGCTCGAAGTTCAAGGCCCTCTTCAAGGCGCCGGCCAACGCGGCCTGGTGCGCCTACTTCGTCTGCTGGGTGCTGGCCGAGGCCGGGATCCACGTGCTCGCGACTGGCTGGACGCCGAACATCGTCACGTGGGCCAAGAAGAACGACCGATGGAAGACGTCGAACCCGAAGCGTGGCGACCTGGTGCTCTTCATGTGGGCGACCGTCAGCTCCGGCGGCCGCGGCACTCCCCCGGTCTGCCACGTGGGCATCGTCGAGGCCGTGAACAAGGACGGGTCCATCACGACGATCGAGGGCAACACCTCGGCCATCGTGGGAGGCAGCCAGTACAACGGCAACGTCTGCGCTCGTAAGGTCCGCCGCGGCTCGATCATTCAGGGCTACGTGGACATGAGCGGCCTGTACGGCAAGGCCGCCGCCAAGCCGAAGCCGAAGCCCACGCCCTCCTCGAAGCCGTCGGGCGGTGCCACCCCCGTACGCGCGCTCCAGAAGGCCGTGGGGGCGACGGTCGACGGCATCTGGGGTCGCGACACGGACAAGCGGCTGGAGACCGTCAAGGCCGCGGCTGACTTCCACGGCGGCGAGTTCCCTCACGGTGTCACCTACGCGCAGAAGGTCGTCGGCACGAAGGCGGACGGCGTGTGGGGTCGGAAGTCGTCGGCCGCGCACGACAAGACGGTCGAGGCGATCCAGAAGGCTCTGGGTGTCGAGGTCGACGGCATCTGGGGCGCCGAGACGGACGCCGCATACAAGGCCGCTCGCGCGGCGCACAAGGAGGGCTGACACATGGCCAAGCACCTCAACCTGAACGCCGCGAAGGAGTCGACGCGCCGCGCGCTGCGCACGGTGCTGCAGGGGCTCTACGCGGCGGGCGCCGGCGCGGTCGCGGTGGCCATCCCGCCGGTGGCGGACGCCGTGAACGCCGTGCTCCACCAGGTGAACCCGGCCGTGACGGTCACGCCGGGCCTCGTCGCGGCGATCGGGGCCACGGGGGCCGCGCTCGTCGGCGTCGTCAGCAAGCTGCAGAACCTCCTGGAGGGCCGCGACAAGGTCACGTCGCCGACTGAGGCTGCTGCGCAGATCCAGGAGCTCACGGCGCTCGTCGCGGAGCTGCGAGCCTCGGGTGCGACCGTGGTCCGCGAGGGCGAGAAGAGCTTCGACTAGCGCGATCATGGGACTCCGCTGTTGCGGAGTCCGCAACAGCGACCCCGGCTCTCTCTCCTGAGGGCCGGGGTCGATCTGTCTGGGCATGGCGAAGACGGTCAGCATGCTGTGGCTCCAGGGCCAGACGTACCGGTGCGCGTTCGTCTGGGCGCGCTCGAACCCGGAATCCACGGAGGCGGCTCCCCTGCCGCCCCTCCCCCGCGACATCACCGGCTGCACGGCCAGGATGCAGCTCCGCGCGAAGTACGGCACGGACGTGCTCTTGGAGCTCACCACGGAGAACGGCGGGCTCGTCGTCGGTGGCGCCGATGGCCGGATCCAGATCATCGCCTCGGCGGAGCAGACCGATGCGCTCGGCGTGACGGACGATCCCCTGAAGCCGCGCCGCTCCGCGAAGTACGACTTGGAGCTGGTATGGCCGTCGGGTGACGTGACCCGCGTCATCGAGGGCGACATCACCCTCTCCCCGAACATCACGCGGGACGCGGCATGAGCGAGACGCTGGACTTCACGGTCGTCGATGACGGGGCGCTGTCGGCAGGTGCCGACGATGTCTTCGTGGTCGAGGCCGACATCGATGAGACCGTCGTGGTCACCGTGGAGGGCCCGGCCGGCCGCCCGGGTCCCGAGGGGCCCACCGGGGAGCGTGGGCCGGAGGGTCCCGAAGGACCCGATGGCCCCCAGGGCATCCAGGGTGACATCGGCCCCGAGGGGCCCGAGGGGCCGCAGGGCGAGCGTGGCCCCCAGGGCATCCAGGGTGAGCGTGGCGCCACTGGCGCGCCAGGCGTGGCGGGCGAGCGGGGACCCCGTGGAGCCGATGGCGCGAAGGGAGATCCCGGTGTCGCGGGCCAGGATGGCGCGAAGGGCGACCCGGGCCCCGTGGGCCCCGCCGGCCTGACGTGGCGCGGCACGTGGGCGGCAGACGCCGCCTATGAGGTCGACGACGCGGTGTCCTATGGCGGCGTCAACGGGATCGTGTCCTCGTTCTTCGCCATCGCCCCTTCCGTGGGCCAGGAGCCCGCCGAGGGTGCATCGAGCGAGTACTGGGCGGTGCTCGCCCAGGAGGGTCCCGCCGGCCCGCAGGGCCTGCCTGGCGCGAAGGGCGATGCCGGCGAGAGGGGTGCCGAGGGACCGCAGGGCCCTCCGGGGGTCAAGGGCGACACGGGCTCGCCTGGCGCGCGGGGTGAGACTGGCCCCGCTGGCCCCGGCCTGCCGCCTGGTGGCGCCACGCACCAGATGCCGCGGAAGCGTTCGGCGGACGACTACGACATCGAATGGACGGATGGCGCGACGGTCACGCGCACCGACACCACCCTGGCGGGCGCAACCGGGAACGGGTCGGCGGCCCTCGGCCCAGCTGCTCGCGTCGTGGCGATCACGGCGTCTGCCGCGGTGCGGTTCCGGCTCTACCGGTCAACCGCGCAGCGTGCCGCAGATGTCGCCCGCAACGCCCTCACGAAGCCAGTCGGGGACGCAGTCCTGGTCGATGTCCTGTTCACGACCGCCGGGACGCTGTGGCTCAACCCGGTGCCGGGCATCGCCCGCGACGGGGCGGCCTTCTACACGTACACCGATGGTGCGGCTGACGTGACGATCACCTGGGAGAACACATGACCACCGCCACTATGTCCTTGCTCGTTGCGGACAACGGTGCTGCCGGCACGGGCGGGCCGATCCGGGCGTGGGTTCAGAAGGTCCATGACGCGCTGACTGCGGTGGGGATGGTGCAGACCTCGGACACGGGGCAGGTCACGATCTCTACCATGCTCGCCCCATCTGGAGCCGGGGTGACTGCCGGATACGAGATCTGGCGGTTTGACGATGCTCTACAGGGCGTCGCGCCCGTGTTCTTCAAGCTGGAGTATGGATCTGGCACCACCTCCGGTGGCAATACCGTGCCGGGGCTTTGGATCACCGTCGGCAAGGGTTCCGACGGGGCGGGGAACATCACGAACGTTCTGTTCTCCCGGAGGACTGGCTTGTCTGGCAACTCCGCGACCATGAACCCGTCGGGCACTGGCACCGGCTACGCATCTAGCGGTGATGGGTGTTGCCTCGCCCTGATGCCCTTCGCGGAAGGCTTCACGGGACGCCAGCAGCCTGGCTTCATCCTCGAACGGTCGCGGGACGATACCGGCATCGCGACCGTCGACGCCCTCGTGCTTGTCACCACAGGCATCTACAACTCCCTGCCGGGGTCACAGCCCAACAGTGCTGCCTACGAGGCTGTGAACTACGCCGACCCGTCGAAGTCCGCAGCGGGCGCAATCCCCGTCCTTGTCCCCGCACTCGTCAATGGGGTCGCCCTGTCCACATCGACGTCCGTCGCGGCGGGGACCATCGGCCCCGTGTGGCCGTGGATCATCTTCGTCCCCGGCATCACCCCGTTTCAGTGCCTGACCGGGCTCACCTTCTCCGGTGGAGACGCCCCGTCTGGTGTGTTCACGGCCTACGCCCTGGGCTCCTCGCGCAAGTACCGTGCGATTCCGATCGCGGAGGGCCATGCAGGCTACGGTCTCGCGTCCAACGCGACGAGCACGTCCATGAGCACGAACTCGAACACGGGCCTTGCGATCAGGTGGGAGTGACATGGCCGTGACCGAGTGGCGCATCTGGGCGGATGTCCGCAACGCCGATGACGACCCCGAGAACATCGGCTCCCGTGTCGGTTCTGCCGTGGCAGCTGGCGCCGGCGGGTCCCTCATGTGGTGGCTGACGAAGGCCGGGATCGTCGTTGACGACGCACCGACCTCCGGTCAGCTCTGGCCTCGGTAGCACGCCCAGTCGATGCTCTGGGCATGCCGAGACACCTGCCTGTAGTTGCCGAGCTGCCCGCCGAAGCGTCGGGTCCCGTCATCTACCAGAACGCCTTGTGGACCCCCGGCAGCGAGGGTGAGTACGAGGCGCGGTACGGCGTCGGCCCCGAAGGGCCTCGCGGGCCGGAGGGCGCACGGGGCGAGCCGGGGCCGGCTGGCGTCGGTGGCGTGACGCTGCGCGGGCGCATTGACTCGCCGGCGGCGCTACCTACGGACGCCACGCCTGGGGACGCGTACCTGCGCGACACGGGCGCGATGGTGTGGACCCTGGACAGCGGCTGGCTCGCGCTCCCGCCGCTGCAGGGCGCGGACGGCCCTCAGGGGCCGCAGGGCGACCCGGGCCCTGAGGGTCCAGAAGGCCCGGCCGGCGCGGATGGCCCCCGAGGCCCGGCCGGCGCGGATGGCGTGAACGGGACCTCGTTCGCGTTCCGCGGCCAGCTGAGCTCGCAGGCCGACCTGCCGGCAGGAGCGCCGACCAACGACGCGTATGTCGTCGGCGCCGAGATGTGGGTGATGTCGACCTCCGGCTGGGTGAGCATGGGGGCGCTGGCGGCGGGCCCGCGGGGGGCCGATGGCGCAGATGGGCCGCGCGGAGCGGCCGGTCCCCAGGGGCCCCCTGGAGAGTCCGGGCTGCACTTCGAGGGGCCGTGGGCGCCTGGCGCCCCCTATTCCAAGGGGTCGCTCGTCTCGTACCAGGGCGTCCTGTACGCCGCGACGGTCGACGCGCCAGCTGCGGCGTCGTGGGCGCCGGGGCCCATTCCAAATCCGACGACGGCCTCCGCGGGCGGTGTCGCGTCGAAGGTGTTGGCGGCCGGCTCGGTCATTGATCCCGACGCGCCCGCGTCGAACACTTCGGCGGATCCGACGTGGTTCGTGCGGGTGCCGCCGACGGCGAAGGGGGAGGCCGGCTATCTCGCGATGAGCATCCTGCTGCTGCGCGCTGCGATCCCTGCGGTGAGCCAGCTGTACCCGTCCGCCCTGACGCTGCGCTTGTACCGAAACGAGGACCAGTACAGCGACGGCAGCACGAGCCTGCGGATCTACGGCCTGGACCCCGCCGGCTGGGACCCGGCGACGGTCACCTGGGCCACGAAGCCGGCCGGGGTGGTCGCTGTGCCCGAGAGTTCGATGCGCGCTGCGACTGTGGGGAACACCTATGGGCACTTCCCGGTCTCGCTGGCCGGCGCATACCCCCCGCATGCCGTAGCCCGGGGCGACCTCGGCTCGGAGATCGGCCTGGCGGTCTCGATGTACCCGTTCCCTGCGGACGTCAACACCACCGAGGAGCACCGCCAGATGCGCTTCGTCGCGGCGGCGAACGCCGTGCGCCAGGTGCCGTACTTCGAGGTCGCGTACTCGCCGATCTGGGTTCGCCTCGCACCCTGAGCGGCCTAGTCCCAGCGGCCGGGCAGGAGCTCCTTGACCCACGGGTGGCGCTTCGTGACCTTGCTCCGCACCCACTCCTTCGATCGTCCGACACGGGCGCCGGCCTCATAGGGGCCGGTGCCCGTTCGCACGAGGTGGAGGAACTCGTGCTCGATCTCGTCGCCGGTGGCCTCGTCCTGCTCGTCCAGCAGCCCGCCGACGCCATCCCAGAGCGGGTCGAGCAGGAGATCACGGTCGTAGGCCTCCCGTGGCGGCCAGCCCTTGGTGCGCGCCGCCGTAGCCCCCTTCACGCTCGGGCCGGCGCCCAGGCGCTGCACGAGCTCGATGACGGTGCGCGCGCGGCCCAGGCGGATCTCGGGCGGGTTGCCCTGGAGGATGTTCGCGTACATCCCTTCGCGCGCAAGGTCGCGCAGCCCCCAGCCCTCGGCCTGGAGCGCGTGCACCCGGATGGCCGTCGCGGCCATCGGCACGTGCCGGCTGTCGTCGACGGTGAGCTTCGGGAGCTTCCGGAGCCGCTCGTAGGTGTCGCGCTGGACCCACTGCACGTCGCCCTTATCGAGCGCCCGCAGCGCCATGGTGCTGACACCGGACGCCCGCGCGATGTCCACCAGACGCAGGTGGTTGGCCTCCATCGCCTCACACATTGCCCGCCGGGCATCGGCGGCGGGCACCTTGCGGGACCGCCCCTGAGCGCGCTCCAGCCGGACTGTCTTCTCGTACCGCAAGCGCGCGGCTACGCACGGGGCGCATAGGCAGCCTCGCTTCGCCCGCGCGTTGGTCCCGTGCGGCGCGACGGAGCCGGCCTTACCCCTCACGTGCGTTCCCCTTCGGGCGCGCACGATTGGCCGGCGCGAGCTTGTCGGCACGTGCGGTGAGCACCGACGCGGTGACGAGCCGCCAGGTGAGGTTCCCGGTGCCGTTGTCCTGGAGGTCGTCGGCGAGCCAGCGCAGGTATGCGGCCTCGTCGGCGGGTGGGAGCTCGGGCTTCTTGGCCATCAGTCGGTCTTCCTCATTGGCGCCCACTTCGTGCCCGCCACGATCTTGTCGACGAGCGCGCGTGCGGTCGCGGCGATCTGCGGCGAGTCCGCGTGCTCCTGCTCTCCGAGCGAGGCGAGCAGGACGCCGTACTGGTGGGCGGTGAGGCGCACCTTGATGTTCGCGGTCTTGCTCATCGCCCCTCCTTCGCCGCGGGGCGCCAGCGGGTGACCGTGCGGTGCATGACGACGCCCGGGATGCCCGTGGCGTGCCGATCGGCCGCTGCTACATGCTCGGCGATCTCGCGCGAGCGGCAAATGTCATGGGGGCTGCCGTCGGCGGTGGCCCACGTCTGCCACATGACGCCCCACTCGTCCGCGGCACTCTGCTCGCGCTCGATGTGCTGGAGCAGCACCGTCAGCGCCGCCTGGGTCTCGGGCTCCTGCCCGAACTGCCAGTAGCGCCGGGCGTACGCGAGCGCCGCATCAAGCGTGCTCGGCGCCTCCGTCGAAAGCTCGGTCACCATCTCCACCCTCCGTTCGTGTGCCGGCGCCGGTGTGTCCGGCGCCGCTTGTCCCCGATGACCCACGGCTTGGGCCACCCGAGGACGGGCATGTCGGTCTGGCACCGCGGCTCTTCCCAGCAGCCCGACTGGCAGGTCTTCTCGCCGACGCCGCGGAGGTAGGGGCAGAGGCCGAGGCCCGTCCCGTCGTCATCCGCCGCGAGCTCTCGCTCGACTCGGATCGCCTCGCGCAGCTGGCGACCGGCGCGGACGCTCACGCCTCCACCCACTGGAACGTGGCGAGGTGCTGCTTGATCTTGCGCCGCAGCGTGAGCGCGACGTCGCCCTCTTCGGGGCTGCCGTGGTCCATCTCGCGCTCCTCGAACTGCTTCAGGGCTTCAACGAGGACGCGGGCCTGGCCGTCGGTCAGGAGCATCTTCTTCAGCGTGTAGTGCCGCGAGCTGCCCATCAGGCGCCGGCCTCTGTGCGGACGTGCTCGACCGCCTCTGCGCGCGCGGCGGACTCGGTGGCCACGTACGAGCCGGTCCACCCGCAGGGGCACTCCGAGCGCCACTCGCGCCAGGGTTGCATGTAGCGCGTGACCGTGGCGTGGGTCTCGTCGACGTCAGGCATCGGTGGCCTCGATCCCCAGTGCAGCGCGGCCGACGTGCTCGCGGATCTCGTTGTCCGTCAGCTTGTGGTTGTACGGGATCGCCTCATGCACCTTGATCGCACGCCGGCCGGCCTCGCGCGCGCGCTCGACCTCGTCAACGACTTCCGCCTCGGGTCTGCGGCCACCGTTCGGCCTGTCCGGCCGGATCAGCCCTGACTCCGCTGGGACGAACGCCTGCCCGAACTCTCGGTCGCTGTAGGCGGATGCGTCGAAGAGCTCGGCGGCGCCTTCCGCGACTGCCGCGAGCTCTTCCAGATGGTCGAGGTACTGCTGGGCCGCCTCGACGTGAGGGCGCAGGGCCTCCGCCAGCCGGCCAGCCTCGTTGCGGAGCGTGAAGAGCACCTCGCCGACGACACTCGCGGCCTTCACGTCGTGGCGCGTCGCGGTCCCGACGCCGGTTCCAGTGGTCACGAAGCCACCAGCGCGTTCTCGACGGCCTTGCCGATGCACTTCGCGGAGCACGCCCACCAGTCGCTGGCAACGGCGCCGGCCACCCCCAGGCCGGTCTGCTTCGTGTGGCCGCTGAAGCCACTGTTCTCCTCCTCCGTGACGCCAGGCTCGACGAGGACGTTCTCGACCTTCCCGCACGCGTCGCAGGTGTAGCGGCGGACCTTCACCTTCGTGATGAGCTGGATCGCCATCAGGCCACCTCCTCCAGTCGCAGGAGCTGGGCCGCCTCCGCCGCGGTCATGTCGCCGAGCTCGGTCAGCCAGCCGGCGAGCCCGCGGATGATGCCACCGATGAGCTGGCTGCCTGCGGCCTCGATGATGGGGAGCGCCCGCTCGCAGTAGGTGTGCTTGTGGTCGGTCGGGATCTCGTCCCAGGTGGGGCTGTCCTCGACGTAGGGGCGGACCTGGGCCTCGTACAGGGCTTGGCCGCCTGCGACGACGGCGTCGCCGAGGTCCAGGTTGATGTGGACGTGCTGCTCGATGCTCATGCTGCTCCTCACGGTCAATGGCGCCGTGGTGGGGCGCCTCCGGTGAAGATGCTGGCTCTCCCGGTGGCCTCGAATCCAGCCAGGAGGGCCCTTGCCGCGTGTGGCAGGTGCTGAGCGGTTGTGCCGCTGTGGGCGGGTGCTCAGGGCGCTGTTCTGGCGAATCTCGGACGAGTTTCGGTGCGGCGCTGGCGAAGCGTCTGAACGCGTGCAATCCTCCGACACACGGGGTCCTCGAATGTTCTTGCTAGAACAGGCTGAAAGCGAGTCAAGACTGACTCCCCCGTAGATGAACTACTACTCATAGCGCGTGCGCGAGCGCGCGGGGTGAGTGCAGCAGGGCAAGAAGAAGCCCCGCGTCGCGCCAACGACCGGGGCTGTGGACTTCGGATCAGGTGTGGGACGAAGCCATCTCCATGGTAGAGGTGGCTCCCCGGTTAGGACAGTGGTGCAGACCATCTCGGATGGGCGATTTGAGGGCTTCTCGCCCAGTCGCCCGGGGCGTGCGTTCGTGGCGCGCCGCCAGAGCTGGTGTGCGCTGTGCGACGAGAAGATCGAGCGCGGCGAGCAGATCCGCCCGGTGGGCCTGAACACGTACGGCCACTGGCAGTGCATCGCGGAGTACGTGCCGCCGAAGTCGCCGAAGACCCGCGTGCTGCCGGTGCGTGTGCTCTCGCGCGTGACGGAGCTGCGCCGGCGGGTGTTCTGGTCGGTGGGGTGCCCGCGGTGCGGCGCCGAGGCCGGCGCGGCCTGCAAGGAGGAGTGGGGCGCGCGGCGGCTGCGGAACCATGTGCAGCGCATGCGCCTGTACTCGGCCAGGAAGCGTCGTGGCCTGGTCCAGGCGTCCCCGGTGGTGCTGAAGGCGCTGCGCGAGGCTCTGGGCCGCGCCGTGGAGCCTGTGGAGCGGGATGAGGCCGCGGCACCCCTGGCGTGGCGCGCGCTGGTTGCGCCGTTCCTCCAGCTGCTCGCCGAGTCCCGGGTGCCGGCTCGCGCGCCGTAAGCACGTGCTGACGGCGGCATCTCGGCCAGGGCTTGGAGTCCAGGCCCGCGGGTGGCGATGCTGTGCGACATGGTCCATCCCCCTCGTAACCGCGTCGTGCCGCCGGCGGCCGAGACGCGGCACAACATCCGGTCATTCCTGAACCAGGCGATCAATGGGCCGCAGGCCTGGACGCCGCCGACCGTGGTGCCGAGGCGGGCGGCACCGGTGGCCGCTGCGCGCCAGGTGCTCTCGGTGAAGACCGCGGCCGAGGCCGGCCGACTCGCGACGCGGGACCTGTCGGAGTTCGCCAGGCACGATCTGCGCTTCGTCGTGACGCCGAGCAGGGGCGGAGAGTTCGACATGCCGCTGCCTGACGGCGCGCTGTACGTCCCAACTGCGGGCGAGACCCCGTCGGGCCACGAGGGGCTTCCGTGGCTCTCGCCGGGGACGCTGGCTGGGTTCGACGGGCGCGCGGGGGATGTCCTCGCCGTCGTGATGCGCGCCAAGGGCCTGAGCGGCGTCGTCGTGCCGCTGTGCACGCCGGCATCCCCGGGGATGGTGTCGTTCTTCACGATCGCCATGGCGAACCTCTTCGATGGGCGCCGGGGGCTCGGCGTCGAGATGGAGGAGGCCGCGCGCCAGCAGATGCTCGGCCTGTGGGCGGACTCGCTGCGCTCCCTCGCGGACGGCATCGCGTTCGCGCGCGACCTCGTGCCGGCCGGAACGAAGGCGTGGCCGGTCCCGACAGTCGACATGGAGGCCCGGCATGTGACCAGGCTGCTGAGCCAGGCCAAGGACCCGCGCTACCTCGCGAGCTGGGTGAACATCGCCACGGGCGCGCTGAACAGGGGTCGCAAGGAGTTCTCCGACTACTTCGGGTGAGCCGCTGGACAACTTCCGAGAAGCCGCTACCGTCCGCGAGATGGGTGGTACGGGAAGTGGGCGCAGGAAGGCCGTGGCGACAGTAGCGCCGGCCGCCGAGAAGCCGATTGCGCCGCCGACGCGCGGCAGGGCGCAGGTGTTCAAGGTCCAGCAGCCCTCGGGCGGCAGCTTTGAGGTAGCAACCGCCGACGAGCGGAAGTTCTACCAGGACCAGCAGAAGAAGTACCTCGCCGAGAACAAGTTCACGGCGGCCACGGACCTGGCGGACCTCGACCGGCTCCTGTTCCAGGAGCTGCTCGACTACCGCTGGACGGTCCAGCTGGGCAAGGGCAAGAGCTACGACGACTACGACCTCGCGCCGGCCATCGAGGAGCAGTACCGCCGCAACAAGAACGACGCGGCGAAGGTCATCGCGCAGATCAAGAACGACCTGGGCATGACGCGCGCGGTGCGCGACTCCCAGATGGACTCCCCCGCGGACTTCGTCAAGAACCTGCTGATCCGGGCCAAGGAGTTCGGGGTCCACCGCAACAAGCAGGTCATCGAGGCCCTGGTGCTCTTCAACCGCCTGAAGAGCATCGTCGGCACGTTCGACCGCTCGAACGCCGTGGAGCGCACAAAGGTCGGCATCGAGACAGAGGCTGACATCGTGGACTGGATCCGCACGGAGGCCATCCCCCAGTTCGACGCCATCGACGACGCATGGCGCTCTGGCACGCAGAAGTACTGGTCCGGGGAGACCGTGTGAGCACGCCGACGCAGTCCCAGTGGCAGAGCCGCTTCGCCGAGGTCCCCGGCGCCCTGGGCGCGGTGCTCCAGGAGATCTTCGCGGTCGTCGACGCCGAGAGCGCGCCCCGCGACAAGCGCGTGAAGGCGCCGGCGCGCGAGCGGACCATCGACGAGGTCAACGACCTGCTGTGGCCGCGGTTCGCGACGGTGCCGTTCGCCGAGGCGATCCAGCCACTGCTGAAGCCCTCGATGCGCGCGCTCGCCGATCGGGCCGGGATGTCCCCGTCCACGTTGACGCGCCTCATTGCCGGCGAGCTCCCCCTGGACCGGTTCCGGCTGGAGCGGATCGCCGCGGCCGCCAAGGTCGCGCCCGGCCACTTCCTGGAGTACCGCCAGCTCGTCGTGGCCGAGGAGGTCACCCGCGCGCTGGCTACCAACCCTGCGGCTGGTATCAGCGTCTACAAGGCCCTGGCAAACCGGGCGAAGCCGTGACGTCGATCTTCCGTGTTGCGGAGTTCGCAACACCTGGAGGCATGACGTGGCAGCACTCGAAGCGCTGACCGAGGAGGAGGCTGCCCTCCTCTCGATCCTCACCGACCCGTCGGGGTCGGAGCTCGCCGAGTTCATGTACGTCGACGAGGGCTCCCCCGACCGGCGCTACCGGCTCTGGGACTTCCAGTGGGAGTACAACCACTGCGAGGAGGCGTTCCAGGTCGACGCCCTGGCTCGCGGCCTGGGCAAGTCGGTGTCGAGCGTCCTGCGCTCCTGCGCCTTCGTCTTCAACTACCCCGGACGCGAGATGCTCATCACCGCGCCCGAGCTCAACCACCTCTCCCTCGTCACCGACAAGGTCGAGGAGAACCTCCTGAAGTACCGGCTGTTGCGCGAGATGCTGCCCGGCGCGGCCAAGAACGCCCGGAACAACGGCATCAAGAAGCAGCCCCAGTTCCAGGCCTCGTTCGTCAACGGCGCCAAGCTCCTCGCGCGCCTGCCCCAGCTGTCCGGCAAGGGGGTCAAGGGCACCCACCCGATCGTGATCGAGCAGGACGAGCTGCAGGACTACGGGCGCAAGGGCTTCATGGAGCTCATCGAGACGATCAAGGCCTCCGACGACGGCGCGATGTGGCGCGCGCACGGGGTGTCCAACGGCGTCGGCGACATCCACTACGAGCTCACCCATGGCAAGAACCCCGACCTGCCGTTCTACGTGCACCGCTACATCGCCGCGCACCGGCCCACCTGGAACGACAACGAGCGCCGCTCGAAGATCGCCATCTACGGCGGGTCCGAGGAGGCGCCCGACTACGTGCGGAACATCTTCGGCGAGCCGGGATCCATCCACAACCCCGTCTTCGTGCTCGCGCGGCTCATGGCGTGCGTCCGGATCAACCAGGACGCCTGGGCCACGGAGTACAACGACGAGGTCTACACCCAGATCAAGATCACCGACGAGTACCGCAAGAAGATGGTGGGCGAGGGTGGGTCGATCGCCGACATCATCCAGCTGCCGATGGGGCACCTCGACCGGGACGAGTACAGCTCGTACTGGGCCGGCATGGACGTCGGCTACACCACGGACCCGTCCGAGATCCTCGTCTTCGGCGTCGTGCAGCGCCGCGGCCAGCCCGACCTGCACCGCCTCCTGACCCGCATCAGCCTCGTGCGCATCTCCGCCGAGCACCAGGTCGACGCGATCGCCCACGTCTTCGACCACTATGGCACCCGCCTACGGCGGTTCGGCATGGACAAGACCGGCAACGGCCTGCCGCTCTTCCAGATCCTGAAGACCCTGCCGAACGTCGGCCCGCGCCTGGCCGGCTACGGCTTCTCCGAGAAGAAGCCCGTCGAGTTCGACGACCGCGAACTGCGTGAGGGCGAGAAGCCCGAGGATCTGGTCATCGTGCGCTCGGTGATCGACTTCGCCACCGACGAGCTCCGCAAGGCCGTCGACGCCGGCACGCTGGAGCTGCCCTACGACACGGAGCTGCTGGGCCAATGGCAGGGCCAGGGCATCCAGACCGTGCGCTCGGCGCGCAACCCTGGCGAGTCCGCGGTACGGCGCTACGTCGGCGGCGCGGACCACACGCTCGATGCCGCGCGCATGTATATCGCGGCGAAGCAGCTCGACGGTATCGAGAAGCTCCTAGAGAAGCCCGCCAAGCGCGCCCCCGTGCTCGATATGTTCTTCTGAGAGCTCCCGCGCGCTCGTTGGCGTTCCGCCGAGCTCCTCGGAGTTCGATGTACCAGGCATGCCAACCGCGAGCGTCGTCGACGAGCAGCCCCTGCGGCCAGCCTTCCCAGTCCGCACCGACGTGCCGGCCGCGGCGAAGGGGCCGGCCGTCCCGCCCATGGCGGACTACGTCGTGCGCGACGACATGGCGAACCTCCGCGCTGGGCTCGGCACCCGCGAGCAGATCCAGGACGAGATCGACGACATCGCCTCCGCGATGCGCGGCTTCTACCTGAAGGCGCCCGACGAGGTCCTGCGCGAGTGCAGCGCGTACTCCGCGCGCCTCACCGAGATGTGCGTGCTCCTGCACCGCGTCGAGAACCTCGACCGCCAGTACGTGCGCATCCGCACCCAGCAGGCGGAGCGGTACATCACCGAGCTGGACCGCCAGTGGAAGACCGCGAGTCGCCTGATCGAGGTCTCGCGCCAGGACCTGCAGATGGTCGGGGGGCAGGTCTGATGAGCACGCTGGACACGGGCTGGGTGGACGCCGAGGGTGACGTCGGCTACATCAACACGACCTCCATCGGCGACGACGCGGTCATGCCGCAGCTGCGCGAGATCGCGTCGAAGCTGACCGACTGGACCCGCGGGCAGCGCGCGCGCACCGGCGCCTCGAACCTGTTCACCCGTGACAAGTACGCGACGTCGGACAACCCCTACGACGAGATGCTGACGGCGCGCCAGGCGGTGCGTGACGACGACATCGTCTCCGCGGCCGCCGACGTCAGCACCGCGCTCATGCTCCAGGAGTGCCGCTGGGAGTCCCCGAACGAGGACATCGCGGACGTGTTCAACCAGGTGAGCGCTGCGCTGGACCTGGACAACTACCTGCGCGTCGTCGCGCGCGAGGAGTTCACCGACAGTCACTCGGTCACCGCCAGCTGGTGGAGCCGGCAGACCTTCACCCCGCGCACCCGCGCGCCACAGAAGGACAAGGACGGCAAGCCCGTCCTGCACGAGGCCACCGGCAAGCCGAAGCGCGGCAACGCTCGCCGCAAGGAGATCCAGCTCTTCGTCCCTGACGAGCTCATCACGCTCGACGCCCGCAAGGTCGTGCCCGTCGGGCGCGCGCTGTTCGGCGGCGACCGGCTCGCCTGGAACGCCACGCCCGAGGAGAGCGACCTCTGGGAGACCGGGGTCTCGCAGGGGCTCGTCGTCGACGCCACGATGACCGAGCTGTTCCAGGGCAAGTACACGCCCTCGAAGGAGGAGGCGGCCGAACTCAATGAGCTCGGCGTCAGCCCGGACTTCCTGCTGGAGCTGCGGCCGGACCGCGTGTGGCGGCACACCGCCACGCGCTCGTCGTACCGCCGCTTCGCCGACGTGCGTCTGCGCTCGACGTTCCGCCTGCTCGACCTGAAGCAGCAGCTCATGGAGGCCGACCGGGTCAACCTCGTCGGCGCCGCGAACTACATCCTCCTGGTCAAGAAGGGCACCGACGCCCAGCCGGCGGTGCAGGAGGAGGTCGCCAACCTGAAGGAGAACTTCCGCTCGATCGCGAAGCTCCCGGTGATCGTCTCCGATCACCGCCTGGAGATCGAGATCATCACGCCGAAGATCGATCTCACCCTGCAGGTGGAGCGCTACGACCTGCTCGACCGCCGTATCGCCGCGCGCGCCCTGGGCGCCATGGACGGCGCCGGCGACGCCTCGGGCGAGAGCGGTGGCCAGGTCCGCACCCGCATGATCGCGCGCAACCTGGAGGCCCGCCGGCGCATGCTGCGCCGCACGGTGGAGCGCAACCTGCGCGACGCGATCTGGAACCACCCCGCGAACGCGGCGGCCCTGAGCGAGTACAAGGACGACGAGAAGCCGTCCCTGGCCTTCACGCCGCGGAACATCCAGGTCGACAACGACTCCCAGATGATCCAGGCCGTCGTCTCGGCGCGCCAGGCCCGCGACCTGTCCCGCGAGTCCTACCTCAGCTTCCTCGGCTTCGACCAGGACGTCGAGGCGCAGCGGCGCGAGCGCGAGGAGGAGCTCGGCTACGACGCGATCTTCCAGACCGCGGTGCCGTTCAGCGCCGCCGGCCAGGACGGCCAGCCCGGGCAGCCGGGGCAGAAGCCGGGCGAGCCGAGTGCGGTCGCCGGGGCGCGTGGCGGTCGGCCGGCAGGGGGCGGCCGACCCGCCCAGTCCGCGCAGAAGTCCGTGAAGCCGAGCACGGCGTCCGGCGCCACGTCGAAGAGCTGAGGAGCTGACCATGCCTGAGTCCGTCATCGAGATGCGCAACCGGCTCCGAGCCGGGCGCCCGCAGGTCGCGCGCGCCGCTGCCGCTGTGAGCACTGGCGCAGAGCGTCAGGCGCCCGCGCCGGCCTTCGCCCTGGTGAACCCCGACTCGAACCGCGTCGTCATCTCGACGCCGATGAACGAGGTCGCGTCGCTCGACGAGGCCGTCATGCAGCTCTCCGGCCGGCTCGTCGAGGCTGAGCAGGCCAACCGCAACGGGGCGTTCTGGAAGCAGGATGACCTGGAGTTCGGCCTCCCGTCGGTCGCGTTCGGCCCGCTGAACTGGCTGCACGAGGAGCGCAAGATCATCGGCGCCCTGCGCGACCCGTCCCTGGTCAGCGCCGAGCAGGCGGCCGCCGACGGTGACGACGTCGGAACGCACATCCGCACGGACGCGACGGTGTGGGGCTACGTCTTCCGCGAGGAGGCCGCCACGATCCGTCGCTACATCGGCGAGGGCACGGCCTGGCTCTCGATGGAGTGCATCGCGAGCCAGATCGAGTGCACCGGGCCCAACGGGTGCGGGGCGCTCATGCCGTACGCAGACGCCGCGACGCGCTCTGGCAGCGCCTGCCAGCACGTCAAGGAGCGCGCCTCGCACCGGCGCTTCATCGAGCCCGTCTTCCGCGGTGCCGCCGTCATCCTCCCGCCCGTCCAGCCCGGCTGGGCCAAGGCGGACCTCGGCGCGCAGCGCACCGCCGGCGCGGTCCTGGAGGCCGCGTCCCTCGACACCCGCGGGCTCGACGACGCCGCGGCGCAGCAGATGGTCGCCCAGATCATCCAGTGGTCCCGGCACTGAGCCGGTCCGACGAAGGGGTTCTGCCATGGGCCTGAAGGACACTGCGAGCGATCTGCGGAGGCAGCGCGGCGAGCGCTCGTGCGTCGTGCGCACTACGCGCGCCCGCCTGCAGGGCGAGGACCTCGACGACTTCAACGCGATGCTCGACGACGCGACGAACTGGAGCGCGGAGGTCCTGTCTGCCGCGCTCACCGAGCAGGGCCACCCGGTCTCCGGCCAGGGCATCCGGCGTCACCGCAACAGGGGGTGCTCCTGTGGGGCGGCTAGCTGACGCCGCCGCGGAGAAGCGGGCTGCTAGCTCGCCCGCGCGCGCCGCGATCGTCGGGAAGGTCGCCGAGCTCCTAGAGCGGTCGGGCATCGACGTCGACGACGTCGGGCGCATCGACAAGGTCGTCATCGGCGACTACCAGGCCATCACGAAGGACGCCGAGGGCGTCGCCCAGCTGCACGACCTGCAGAAGGCGCACGTCGTGCTGTCCCCGAAGTGGGCAGAGGGTCCGGCGTGGCCCGTCGTCCAGCCGGCCGCGCCCGTCGTCATCAAGGCGCCGCGCAAGCCCAAGGCGATCCCGCTCGTGCGCCGGTGGCGTGACCACGTCGCCTTCGGCGACAACCAGATCGGCTTCCGCATGCTCGATGCCGAGCTCCTGCCGTTCCACGACGAGGCCGCGATGGACGTGGCGGTCCAGGTGGTTGCCGCCGTGCACAACGACGGCGCGCTGGACAGCGTCGTGAACGTCGGCGACTACCTCGACCTGCAGCAGCAGTCGCGCTGGGTGCAGGAGGCGGCGTTCGCCCAGACGACGCAGCCGGCGATCGACCGCGGCCACAGTTGGCTCGCTGAGGTTCGCGCCGCCGCGCCGACCTCGAAGCTCGTGCTCGTCGAGGGCAACCACGACCGGCGCCTGCAGAACTTCATCACCAACAACGCTCTGGCCGCGTTCGGGATCCGCCGGGCCAACCTGCCGGAGTCCTGGCCCGTCCTGACGCTGCCGCACGTGCTGCGCCTGGACGAACTCGGCGTGGAGTACGTCGACGCGTGGCCGGCCGGCGAGTACTGGATCAGCGAGAACGTGCGCGCGGTGCACGGCAACAAGATCCGCTCGGGCGGCTCGACGGCGCACACGATCGTCAAGGACCTTCCGAACGTCGCCACCATCCAGGGACACATCCACCGGATCGAGGCGCACTACAAGACGATCCACGACCGGCAGGGGCCCGTCCGGTCCGCCGGCATCACGGTCGGCTGCCTGTGCCGTGTGGACGGCGCCGTGCCGTCGGTCAACGGGTCGACGCACGTCGACGGACGCCCGGCCGTGAACTGGGAGGACTGGCAGCAGGGCCTGGCGATCATCCACACGGCCGGCACCGAGTTCCGCGTGGAGCAGCACCAGATCGTCGACGGCACGGCCCTCATCGGCGGCCAGGAGTTCGTCGCGCGCACGGCGGTCTGAACGGGGCCCGTACCTCCCGTCGATGCATCTCAGCGAACGGCCGAGTACCGGCCACCTGAGAGAGCAACGAAGGAGGTACGGGCTCATGCCGAACCCCATGGATCACCTTCCCCGGGAGATCGCGGCCGAGCTGCCGCGGGAGACCGCGGAGGCGCGGACGTTCTCCGAGGAGGAGCACACCGCCATCCTCGCCGACCGCATCACGCGGGAGACCGCGGAGATCGCCACCGAGAAGGCGGCGCTGGAGGCGCAGGTCGAGACCCTGACCACCGAGAAGGCCGAGCTGCAGACGAAGCTCGACGCCTCCGAGGTGGCCAAGGCCGCGGTCGAGACGGAGTTCGCCAACTACAAGGCGGACCTGGAGGCCAAGGCCGAGATCGCCGCGCGCACGGACGAGCGCGTCGCGAAGGTCCGCGAGGCCGCGGCCCACATGGCCGACGACTGGTTCACCGAGGACCGCGCGCAGACGTGGGCCGCGATGGAGCAGGCCGCGTTCGACGGCTACGTCGCCGAGCTCGCGCAGGTCTCTGCCGGCCTCGTCGGCGCCAAGGAGTCCACCCAGGAGAAGGCCGGCAAGCGGGAGACCGCTGCTGCCGGCGCGTCCGCGGGTGGCGACAAGAAGGGCAGCTCGTCCTTCTGGAGCACTCACACGAAGGGTGGGAACTGACCGATGTCGAACTACGGACTCAACTTCGGCTTCCGCCGCTCGGGCGGTGACTCGGCCACCCGTGAGGGTCGGTTCCGCGTCCCCGGCACGGGCGACTACCGCCAGGGCGACCTGGTCACGATCGACAACGCCAACCCGGGCTTCGTCAAGAAGGCCCCGGCCGGCGCGGCGATCGTCCCCGGCGTCACCGGGCTGCTGATCCAGCACCAGGGCTGGGACGCCTCGACGTTCGAGGCGCCGCAGGTCGACAGCCACGACCTGGGCAAGGCCCGCAACGGCGTCCTCGCGACCATCTGGTCGGGCCAGGGCATCAAGGTGTGGTTCCGCAACACGCCCGCCGAGACCCGCTTCGACGGCCGCAAGATCGCCGCCGTCACCGTCCAGGACCTGACGGGCGTCGCCATGGGCGACGACCTGCAGTGGGACGGCGCGAAGTGGGTCGAGAAGACCACGGGCGCGGCCGTCCTCCGCGTGCTCCAGACGGACGGCTCGGCCTTCGCCGAGTCGGTCCTCCAGGCCTGAGAGGAGGCCGCATCATGGCACGGTCCATTCTGAAGGATCTCGTCGCTTCCAGCCCTCGCCTGCAGCGGGAGTTCGCCTCCGCTGCCGCGGAGCAGGAGTACAAGGCCGGCCTCGCCGCGCTGAACGAGGAGGCCAAGGAGAACTGGGGCAACGGTGCGTGGCACCGTGAGCAGGCCGCCCTGGTCGCCGAGGCGCTCGACTACGGCTTCAAGAACGAGAACGTCTTCGGTGGGTACTTCCCCACTCGGAACGTCGGCGAGTTCGAGAAGATCACCATCAAGGAGCGCCGCGGGCTGAAGGTGTTCTACACCCACCGCGCTGGTGAGATCGACGAGAGCACCATGCGCACGGACGTGTGGGAGCTCCCGCGCGACACCATGGGTTGGCACATCTCGGAGTTCGAGGACGACGTTCGCGCCAACTACGGCGAGACGATCTCGGACCTCATCCCGATGGGCAAGCAGCGCGAGGAGGCGGAGGTCAACCGCCGCATCTTCCAGCTGGTCCAGGAGTCGGCGCCGGTCGGTGGGGCCTCGTACGAGGACTCGTCCAGCGGCCTGACCAAGGACGTCCTGAACCTGGCCCTGGCCGAGATCGGTGACGTCCCGCCCCCGAGCAACGTGGTCCTGGCCCGTCCGCTCACGATCGTGGGCCGTGCGGCCGCGGTCAACCAGATCCTGGACTTCGACGGGTACGCCCCCGAGGCTCAGGAGGAGATCCGCAAGACGGGCCGTCTCGGCACGTACCGCGGCGCGAACATCGTCAAGCTGACGAACTGGACCGACGAGGACGGCGCGAGCTTCGTGCCCGACGACGAGATCTTCGTGTTCGGTGGCTTCGCCGGCCTGTTCGCCTCGTACGGCGGCTCCAAGGTCAAGACCTGGACCGAGGACAAGGTCGACTTCACCCACTTCCGGTCGCGTCGCGACATCGGTGGTGGCATCTGGCACCCGGAGGCGCTGCGGCGCATCAAGGTCTCCTGACCTTCCGGACCGGGCACACGGGCTCCTCTCCTTCGGGAGGGGGGCCCGTTCTGCTGTGGGCACCTGCGGACGGCGGCACCCCCGTGCTCCGCTGGACTCCCCCGCGCGCGCTCCGTACGTTCCTGGGTGTCGGGAGGCACGACCCGACAGGCCGGCTGCGGATGGGGTCCTCAGTCGGTCGCGGGAGGCCCGGACGCGGGCATGGTCAAAGCGCCACGGGCGCGAGCGGGTTCGAGTCCCGCATCTCCCACTAGCCCGGCCTTCGCGGAGGTCCGGGAAGTGGCCCCCGGGAGTTCCCGCCGGACGGCGGGGCCCGGGGGCCGCGAGTCATCGACGATGCGCCACGGGTGAATCGTGCTGGCTGCTGATTGTCACTCGCCGTCCGCCTTACAAGGCGGGCTCGGACGACTAGGTCAGGCCGCACCGTCGATGGGTTTGGGCATGGAGCTGGCCCCCAGCCGGGGGCACCCGAGGAACAGGAGGCCCGCCGTGAGCGGAGTCAAGGCCCGCGAGGGCGAAGAGGTCTGGGTCAACACGCTGGGTGGCCGTCTCTGGTACACCGTCACGGACGCCAAGGGCAAGGAGCGTACGGTCCACGCCCGGCCCGACCAGCAGTTCCGCATCTCGACGGACGACCGCGAGCTGAACAGCTCGAACCACGCGGACCCCAAGAACGACCCGTTCCTGAACGGGCGCGCCAAGCGCGTCGACGAGCGCGCCGAGGAGGAGCTGCCGGAGGAGTACGACGCCGAGCAGGCCCTCACGGACAAGGACCTCCTGCTGCTGCTCGCGAAGAACGGCATGGCGTTCCAGTCGGCGGTCAAGAAGCTCGACGAGCGCAACGCCCGCCGCCTGAAGGCGCTCGTGGAGGCCGACGACACCACGGCGACGGTGCCCCAGCTGAACTTCGTGACGCAGTGGGTGGCGGACCAGTTCCGTCACGGCGGCCAGACCAGCACCGGCAAGGAGCTGCTGTCCGACCCGAGCTGAGCGGGCGGCGTCAACACGGGGCCGGACGGTTTCAGTAACCCGTGAAGGCCGCTGGGGAGGTCACACCCGGTGTCTCCACCTCCTGCCATCAGCGCGCCCTGCGCCCACCTGCTCCACCACCTGAGCCCCGCCCGGACCGACTGCGACGCGGTCCGCGCGGGGCTCTCGTGCGCCCTGGGTCGATGAACACGGGCATGACGGCGATGAGCGACCTGGTCGGCGCGTACAAGCGCGAGGCGGCCGTCCCTGGGGCATTCTCGGACGCCTACCCGACGGTGACGGACACGGAGATCCGTGGGGCCCTGTGCGACGCGTTCGCCGCGGCCCAGCTGGACGGCTTCTTCGGCTCGCTGGAGCTGGACGTCGACGGCCAGGAGACCACGCCGGACCTGTCGGTGGCCGGGGCCGCCCTGGTGGTCATCTACGCCGGCGAGCGCCTGGTGCGCCAGCAGATCCGTGGCCTCGCGTCCCAGGCCCGGTACAAGGCCGGGCCGGTGGAGATGGAGACGTCGGTGGCGGCCTCCGTGCTCGCGGAGGATCTGAAGCAGCTGCGGCTGCGACGCGCGGAGCTGCTGGCCAACGCCCAGCGCAACCGCGGCACGTCGACGTTCGTCCTGGAGGGGTACGTGTCGCGCGGTTCCGCGCACAACCTGTACGGCGGCTTCTTCGCCTACGAGCTCGCGCTGCCGAAGTGGGACGTCTTCTGATGGCGGCCACGCTCCCGGGCTTCCCGGCAGCCGCGTTCCGCGCTGGCATCCGCACGGCGATGGGGCTGGGCATGCCCGTCGAGGAGGCGCGCCGGCCGGAGTTCGTCATCGAGGCTCCTGCTGTTGCGGACCCCGCAACAGCAGATGCGTCCGGGGTGCCCTGGGACCTGAACGTCGTGGCGCCGACGGTCGAGACCACGAGGGTGCGCCCGCTGTGCGTCATCGAGACCGCGGCCGAGGCAAACACTGACGGGCGGTTCGGCCAGCTGCAGCCCGGCTCGATCGTCGTGACCTTGCTCGACGAGGAGTACGCGCTCGTCAAGGGCTTCTCCTACGTGAACCTCTGGCTGGCCGCGCAGGCGGAACCGGTGCCCTACTTCTACAACAAGGTGCTCGCGCAGCCGAACCTCGACGTGGTCGGGGTCTGGCAGCTGGAGTGCCGCACGGAGGACCAGGTCTGATGTACGTGCGCCACGCGGCTCGCTATGTGCGAGCGTCCATGGAGGCGGTCGTGTCGACCTTCCTCGACGAGTTCGGCTGGTGCGGCCCGAACGTGCCGTTCGGTGCGCAGCCGGTGACGGTGATGCTGCGGCCGCCGAAGCAGGCCGAGCTGAAGCCGGTCAGCGGCAACGTGGTGTTCATCTCCCACGGGGACGAGGCAGACTACGAGGACATGCAGCTCGGCGGCGGCCTGCTCCGCGTTGAGCACGTGCTGTTCGTGGACATCCTCGCGGAGAACGACGGCATCGCCCTGGCGATCGCGGCGGACCTGAAGGACCGGCTCGCCGGCCTGATCGGCGGCACCCGCTTCCTGCGGCCCACCAACCCCGCGACAGACCAGGCGCTGCCGGGCTTCCTCGGCGAGTTCGACGACGTCGTGCGCGAGCAGCCGAACCCCGACCTGGGCGCCTGGCAGTCGGTCAAGGCGACCCTGGTCCTGGACTTCGGCGGTGACCAGACGTGAGCGACGTCGTCACCGAGCTCGTTGGCGAGCAGCGCCGCCGCCTGGTCGGCTCGATCCTCGGCTTCATGGAGCGCGAGATCTACCCGGACCTCACACCGCTCCAGCAGGCCCAGGTGCGCAAGAAGGTGCTCACGAGCGTCGGGGTGTTCTCGGACTTCACGCTCGACTGCATCCGCGCCTGCAACAAGGGGTGGGTCGTGAACGAGGAGGCTCTGCGCCTCCTGCACCAGATCAACGCGCAGACCGCCAGCGACTAGCCCGTGGCGACCTACACGTCAGGCGCCCGCGCCGGCGGCCGCGGCGCCGCCACGACACTGCGGTTCCGCACCCGGTACGGGCTGGTCCTCACGGTGGGCCTGCCGGACTACCTCGCGTTCGCTGCGAAGCGCTCGGGCTACAACCACGCCTGGGAGCAGGTCGGCGCCATCCTGGAGCGCGCCAGCTCGAAGCTCGCCCAGGAGCTGCAGGAGGCGCTGGTGGACGCCTTCGACGAGACCCGCGTCAAGGAGCGCCGCGAGGCCAGCACAGGCCGCCTGTCGCGCGCGCTGGCCGATCCTCGCAACCGCCGCGTCGAGCGCTACCGCTTCGGCGTCGGCGACCCCAAGTTCCTGGACCGCTCCGACGCGAAGTACTGGCGCCAGATCGACCAGGGCACGATGATCCACGTCGGCCAGGTGCTGTGGGGCGCGTGGGGCTGGGGCTTCACCGGGCAGTACGCCAGGAGCCGCAAGGGCAACGTGTACGCGGTGCCGAACGGCCCGTTCGAGCGGCACGAGGCTGGCCGGCGGAACGGCAAGTTCATGCCGTACTCGAAGGCGACCCGCAGCTCGGCGATGGCGATGGCCCGCGCCGGCAAGGGCGGGTTCATGGGCGACCTGCGCTCGGTGGCCCGCAAGGGCGTGATCCGCAACGAGATCCGCGAGCAGCAGTACTTCAAGCGGGCGTGGAACGACGCGAAGATCCAGACCCGCGCGCTGCAGGCGATGCGGCAGGCGATCTCCGAGGTGCTCGGGCTGCCGCTCAGCGGCGTGCCGCGCTCCCGGTCTGGGATCAGAGCCTTCCTCTGAGCCCCTTGCGCGAGGCGGCGAGTGCGTCGTGCGCGGCGTCGAGCCAGGGCGCGATGGCGTCGAGGGAGGCGGCCCGCTCGATGCGCATGTTCGGCACAGTCTCAGGGCCGGGCTTCGGCGTGTAGTCCTCGGCGATGTCGACCTGCTCCTGTACCGCGAGGTGCGTGGCGAGCCAGATCGGCGCGAACCCGCGCTCGAACAGCCGGCGCGGGGCGGCGGCGCACAGCGCGAGCCAGTACGGCGAGTCGCCTGAGCGCATCGGGATGCGACCCTCGAACGTCCCCGGCACCGACCGCAGGTACTCCGGGACGGCGCTCAGACGGGTGCCGCGCGGCACGAGCAGCTGCTCGGCGGTGACCTCGACGATGTGCGCAGGCAGCCGCTCACCGACGCGCAGGTCTCTGCGCGCGAGCCGCTTGGGCTGCTGAGGGGTGGGCGTCTCGCCCACACGGGCAATCCGGTCCCACACGTCGACGGTCATGGGGAGATCTTCGCGCGCCGCCGAGCGCGGGCGCCAGCCTGCCGCGCTGGGCACGTGCTGAACAGCGAGAGCACGCGGTCGCGGCCTCGGCGGTCGATGCCATGGGGCGTCAAGAGCTACGGCCCCGCTGGGCCACGGACGTAGGAGGGCAGATCCTTGGCACTGAAGGCCGGATCGTTCATCACCACGGGCCACGACCGCGTCCTGGTCGAGCGCCTGCAGAACTCGGGTCCTGGGACCCTGAACATCCCCACGGAGAAGATCTACGAGCTCGGCAACTACGAGTCCGTGGCGACGCTCCGCGACACGCCGGACCTGACGTTCACGATGGAGTCGCTCGACGTGTCCACGGACACCGAGGCGCTCATCTGCGACATCGATCCCGGCACGGACACGGGGATCAACCTCGCCACGGCGCGCCCGCTGAACATCGCGACGCAGATCAAGCCGGGCCAGAAGCAGGACAACGCGTTCTCGATCGCGAAGTCGGTGGGCATCCCCTACCTCACGATCGAGTCGGCCTCGTACCGCTTCGGGCTGCGCGACAACGCGAGCCAGACGTTCTCGTTCCGCGGGGACTCGATCTTCTACAACCAGGGTCCGACCTACGTCGACGAGTTCGTCGGCACGGGCGTCGCTGGCCAGGAGATCGCGACCACGCACCCGGCGTACACGTACACGGACGGCAACGGCACGCGCCGGATCCTGGCCGTGGTCGTGGGCGTGGAGCGCCTGAGCTTCGGCCCGGACTACCAGCTGGAAGACGGCGTGCTGGTCGGCGACGCTGCGCCGGTGACCATCACGCTCACCAACCCGGTGCCGGTCACCGAGCGGATCCGCGTGATGTACGCGTCGCCCGACGCTCGCGAGTACCCCCAGGCGGTGCACACCCCGGCGACGCTGAAGCCGGCGGCCGTGCGCGGCAAGGACATCGACGTCTACATCGGGGGCTACGACCCCGAGGACATCGAGGGCTCGGCGGTTCACAAGTGGACCGGCGTGCAGTCCGTGACGGTCGACTGGCGCGTGACGCTGGAGACCGAGGAGGAGTTCGGCAACTACTTCGCCGTCTCCAAGGACTTCGAGGTCCCGACCGTGTCGGGCACCGTCGACATCCTTCCCCGCAACACCGACGACCTCTTCCGCAAGCTGCGGGAGATCACCGGCATCACGTCGGCGACCGCGTCCATCGGTGCCTCGACGGCGGTCCCGCTGGCGCTCGACGTCGTCCTGAAGGACGGCGCCAACGGCGGCATCACGCTGAAGCGTCTGCACTGCAAGGACGCGACGTTCTCGGTGCCCGGCTACTCCCCCCGCCCCAACGCGAACGTCACGGTGACGCTCAACTGGGAGTCGGACTCGGGCGAGCTGCTCATCTTCCGCGACCTGACGAAGCCCCTGGTGGCCGAGCTCAGCGACTCGGAGGGTGCGGCTGGGGACTCGGTCAAGATCCTCGGCACCAACTTCGTCGGTGTCACGGCCGTCAAGTTCGGGGCCGTGCCGGCCACGTCCTACACCGTCGACTCGGGCCGGCAGATCACCGCCGTCGTCCCCGCAGGTGCCGACACCGTCGACGTGACGGTCACGAACGGCAAGGGCGTCTCCACGGCGACCCCGGCCGGCAAGTTCACCTACGCCTGACCGAGGCGTGCATGAGGGGGGTCGGGGCAACCCGGCCCCCCGTCGGTCATCAGGAGCAGGGGCGCGAGCCCAGCCGCGAGGCACGGAACAGACCAGGGAGTAGTTGTGGGAGCCAAGACCAAGTTCCGCCGGATCCAGGAGCTCTTCGACCTCGGCGAGGTCATTGAGATCGAGGATCCGAAGGGTGGCCCGATCACGGTGTGGGTCAGCAAGCTGAACTCCTTCGAGCACGAGGAGGCCATGCGCGATGCGCGTGCGCACCGTGCTCGTCAGGTCATCGCGTTCGACCGCGACCCGGACCAGAAGATCGCCCTCGACGAGGTGGTGCGGTCGACGTCGGACGCGGAGATCATCCAGGTCCTGATGTACGACCGCGAGATGGAGCACCTGCGCCTGGCGCGCAACGAGGTCCGCACCGACAAGGCCTGGCAGGAGCGCCTGGAGGCGCTGGACCGCGCCGACCTGGACGGTGCGACGGACGCGCAGGCGGCCGCCCTGGAGGAGGTCTCGCGGGAGTTCGACGCCGCGGTGCACAAGATCCGGGCACGCCTTGCCATCGAGTACAACGACGAGCTGCAGGGCTCGACCCGCGAGGAGCTGGAGAAGCTCTACGTCGAGCAGTTCCGCAACATGACGGGCGTGCACGCGTTCCGTGAGGGCATGCGCCAGACGGAGCTGTTCTTCGCGCTTCGCGACTGCTCGGCGGTCTCGGACGGCGACGGGTGGGTGCACAAGGGCTGCGACCACTCGGTGCGCCTCCTGGACTCCCGCGCGGATGTCACGTCGTTGCCGGACGCGGTGCTCAACGAGGCCGTGGAGGTCCTGAACCGCCAGATGTCGGATGACGAAGCGGGAAACTCGGGCGCTCCGTCGGTTTCCTCCGGGCCGTCGGGGCAGCGCGCAGTGCAGGAGGCCTCGGTTCCTTCTTCCCCGGTGGAGATGTAACCCAGGCGAGCTGGGAGCTGCTCGCGGCGGTCAACGCCGCCCTGACGGTGCTGGGGTTCTTGGAGCTGAGCGAGGACATGGTCCCGCCGCAGGAGTACTGGCACTCGACGGAGCACCTCGACGACTGGTTCAAGTCCGTCAGGCAGCGCTCTAAGGACCGGGCGGCCGGGTTGGAGTCGATCGACTCGGGTGAGGAACTGGCTGATGGCTACTCGGACCCTGACGTTGCAAATCTGAGATAGGTGGGTGGCCGGTGACCGGCGAGACGCAGAACCAGAACCTCATCCTGGGGGTCGAGTACGACGGCCAGCAGGGTGTCCAGCAGTTCCTCACTGCGCTCTCTCCGGTCGCCGGCCAGGTCGAAGAGCTCTTCTCGAAGATGTCGGCCTCGCAGGGCGGGTCGAACCTGTGGGCGGCCAAGGGTCGCGACATCGCGGAGCAGATGTACCGCGGGCTTCAGGGGGCCCTGGCGGGGTTCTCTGACCTGGCAGGCTCGTCGTTCGGCGAGAAGGTCCTGGCGAACGCGGGCCTGACGCCGGCACAGCTGCGGCAGCAGCGCGAACTGGCGTCCGAGCTGACGCGGATGCGCGATGAGCTGCAGCGCACGGGCTCGCCGGCGGCCACGAAGCAGAACTACTCGCAGGCCGAGGTGCTCGGGCTCCGCCAGGAGCAGGCTGCGGCGGAGCGCACAGCACGTGCCTACGAGGACCTGGCAGCCCGCCGCACTCGCGCGCAGCAGCAGTTGGACCGCGCGCGCAACATCACCGCGTCGCCGGACGGCAAGATCGAGCCGTCCTTCTCGATGCTGCAGGGCTCGGCCAAGCAGGGCGTCGGCTGGTCGGAGGCTGCACAGCTGTACGCCCGCGGCGCCGGCTTCAGGCTGCCCGAGGCGCCTACGACCGCCACGGGCGCGCCGTCGGAGGCCGCGGCCCGCAAGATCGTCCAGAACGAGCTGGACCGCTCGGTCACCACGCTGTCGCGCTCGGTGGCTGCGATGGACCAGCAGATGCGGGTCTACAACTCGGCGCCGTCCCCGAAGACGGAGCAGGTCAAGGACGCGGTCACGAGGGCCGTCGCGCCGACGTCGCAGCCTGGCGCCTCGCGGCCGGTCTCGAAGGTCCAGCAGGAGATCATCGAGCAGCGCGCCCTGAACGTCGGGCAGCGCACGGTGGCCGGCAACCTGGGCGTCTCGCGCTACCAGGTGCAGCGCACCGACGTTGACTTCGCGACCGAGATCAAGAACCTGCGCGAGCAGCTGATCGCGCAGGCGCGCGCCGGCGGCACCCCGCAGCGCGCGGCGGCCGAGCAGTTCGGCGTGACGCGCTACCAGGTCCAGAAGGTCGACGAGTCGTACGCGGCGGAGATCGCGAGCATCAAGGAGGCCACGGCGGCGCGCCTGGCCGAGATGCAGGCCATCAAGGCCGCGGTGTCGAGCAACATCTCGCAGCACGCGCAGAACCGTCTGGGCCCGGGGGCCGGCCGCTCCTCGTTCGACTTCGAGCCGAATGCGTACCTGCCGTTCCGAAACCAGGACGGGGAGCTCGTCTCGAACCGCCACTCGCAGGCGGCGTCGCGGTACATCCGCACGCGCCCCGAGGAGTACGAGCGGCTGTTCCGGTTGGACCCGTCGGCGACGGACGAGCGCGACCTGGCCGCGACCCGGTCCGACGCGCTGCGCATGCGGATCCTGGAGAACGCCCGGCAGCAGAAGGCGCTGGCCGCCAACGGCTACGGCATCGCGCCCCTGTCGGGCGGCCTGACGCCGCAGCAGCTGATGGGCATCCCCGCGAGCCAGCTCGCGCCCACGATGCTCGGGCGGCCGATGTCGCGCCAGCAGGAGCTGGACCAGGTCTTCAGCTCCAAGGCCACGCAGATGACGGACAGCCCGATCCTGCGGGCGCTGCTCGGCGCGGAGAGCAAGTGGTTCGCCGCGGGTGGGTCCCCGGCGCAGCGGTCGACTGCCTACGGCCTGGCGGCGAACGACTCGGTGGGCCTGAGCCAGGTTCGGGCGGCGGATGGCGCGCTGTCGGAGTTCGTCGCGGCTGTGCGCGAGACGGCGCGGCAGATCCGCGAGAACGCGCTCGGTTCGTCGGGTGCGGTGGGCGCGCGTGGCCGCACCCTGTCGCCGCGCGAGGCGATGTACGAGCGCCTCGACCGCCAGAACGGCACACTGCCGTCGCAGACCCAGGCGGCGGCCGACCAGAGCGCCCTGATCCAGCTCGCGCGCCGCACGCTCCCGGACACCGGGGCTTCGGCGGCCGAGCGCGCAGCGGGCGCGCGTGCGGAGTACCTGCAGCGCAACCTGGCGTGGCTGGACCCGTCAGTCTCTCGCTCGGACCTGCGGAATCGCGATGGCAGCATGCCGCGGGAGCAGACGGCCGCCGGCGCCGACTGGTGGAACGCTCAGCTGCGCGCCGGCCGGCTGCCGACGCGCCGCGTCTCTGAGCAGTCGCCGGAGCTGGTGCGCTCGGGCGACTCGTTCGGCGCGGGCTTCAGCCGCGGCTTCGGGACGAGCCCGGACAACGACCGGCCGTTCGCGGAGATGGTGGGCCAGACGGCTCGCGTCTCGCTGTTCTACGGCGCGGCGTACCGCGGCATCACGATGGTCACGCAGGCCCTGTCCACGATGACCCAGGAGACTCTGGCGTACGAGGACTCCCTGACGTCGCTGAACGTCGTGACGGGCCGCTCGCGGTCTGAGAACGAGGACGCGGCGAACATGCTGGGCGCGACGGCCACGGACGCCGGCTTCAAGTCGTCGCAGGGCGTCGCGTTGGGCGCGGGTGCGCTCGGGCTGTACGGCGCCGCGTCGGCCGACAGGGCCACGCAGGAGCGCACGATGCAGCTGTCGGCGGAGGTCGCGACGCGCATGGCGCGCGTCTCGGGGGCTGACCCGCAGGCGACGCAGACTCAGCTCGCCGGCGCGCTGCGCTCGATGGGGTGGGGTATCGAGCGCCTGCCGGAGCTCGAAGACACGATCTCGTACATCTCGCGGCAGACGGGCCAGGCCCCGACGCAGCTGCTCGGCGCCGTGGCGAACATCTCGACCCTCGGTAGCCAGGCGGGCTTCACGCCGCAGATGCTGGCCGCGCTGACGGCGCAGGTCGGTACGACGACGGGCCAGAACCCCGACGCGACGGCCGGCCAGTTCCGCCAGCTGCTGTCCCGCAACGCCTCCGAGATCGCCCCGAAGGCATCCCAGATCACCGGCCTCGACCTGTCGGGGATGGACCTGCAGGAGATCTTCGCGGCCGTCTCGAAGCTCGACCTGTCGACGGACCAGCTGAACCGCTTCGCGTCGCTGTTCGGCAAGGGCGGCTCCCAGCAGGTCGCCACGATCCTGACTCAGCAGTACGGGACGATCCAGAACCTCGCCGGCAGCGCCCAGGGTGCGGAGGGCTTCGGCAAGGACGCCTTCGAGAAGACGATGGCCTCCTTCGGCAACCAGCTGCGCCAGGTTGGCGCGGAGGTCGGCGAGCTCGGAGTGAAGCTCGTCGAGCTGGGCTTCGTCGACTGGCTGGCGCTGGTCGTCAAGGCCGTCGGCGGCGTGGTGCAGGCCGGCAATGGCCTGCTCGACATCCTGAACATGATCCCCCGGCCTCTGCGCTCGGTGGCCCTGGTGCTTGGCGAGGTCTACGCAGCGTCGCTGCTGATGCAGCGGCTCGGGTGGACCACGGCAGGTGCTCACGCTGCCGGACCGGTGGGGCGACTCGGCCAGGTGGCTGGTGCGATCGCCACCAACCCGGGCCAGGCCGTCGTGGCGGGCGCTCGGGGCGCCCGCGGGGCGCTCAATGCGCCGTTCCAGCCCGGTGGGGCCTTCCGCCTCTCTGAGGAGGCGCGTCTGGCGCAGACGGGTGCGCTGGGCCGTGTGCGTGGCTTCACGGGCCTGACGAACCTGGGCCTGCTCGGTGTCGCCGGCGGCGTGGCCGGTGCAGGGCTGCTCGTGAAGAAGGGCTTCGAGCTCG